CGTGATCACAGAGCCTTCTATCGGTATAGCAGAAACAGGCATAACTTATCGTGTTGGTGGGCTCTATGAAGATCCTGCTAACGTAGGTATCTACACGAGTGTTCAGCCGATTTCAGGTACATACGTTTGGGCGGGGGCAACAACGGCTCCGTCAGTTCCTTCATTCTCAGTAGCGGCAGCTTATTCAGCCGCCTGGAGCGGTCACAAGGCGCTGCGTATAATGAGTGATACCATTACAGCCACGGTAACAGGTGGAACTAATGCATCTAATGCCACGTTCTCAATCAGCTCTAAAAATGGTGCTTTCGCAACAAAGACAGCAACCATAACAACCACAGGCTCAGGCGGATCACAGACCTGGTCCTTTGTTGTTGATACAGATGATGCCGGCAATACAATCACATTGACTCTCCCTAACGCAGCATCTTCTGCTAATGCACTTACAGTGGGCATGAGCTGGACATTAGGAGTTACAGCTTTATCAACTAACGCAACATATACAGCAGCAGGAACCTACTCTGGTACATCTGATGCAGTATACAAGCTGACCGTTGTTCGTGGAGGAGCATTCTACGACAGCACACTCAACAGCGGTGCAGGTAATGCGGCCACTTGTGCGCAAGTAGCTATAACGGCCTCTAACGGAGATTCATCCGCAGCTGTTCTTGTTCCTCTTAACTCCGCGATAAACATTGGTAATTATGGAGTGACTGCAACGTTCACAGGTGGAACAACGAGCTCCAATGCAGGGTTAATTCAAGGAGACAGCTATTACATCAATGCTAAGTCAGCGACTCTCGGAGCCGTTAACGTTATTCAATTAGCTGATAACCTCCCCAGCGCCACGATTAATAACAGCAATACTATGTATGTAACGCTGTCGCTCAACCAGGCATCTATCCAAGTTCCAACAGTGCAGAATCTCACCACAGGTACTTATAATTGGCAGTCTGTAGCAATTAATCAGCTTCAGCTCAACAGCGGAGTAACTACAACCGACGCTAGTATTGTTTTTGGCGGTGCACCGCTGCCCCTTACAGTAACTTCCGCCAAGGTATTTATCGAACACAGAGATCTGACGACAGACAACACTGCCTCAATCAGCTCTGTTAACAGTGAGGACGATGTGGCCATTAAATTAGGCACCATCCATCCTGATAACCCACTGGCTCAAGGTGTTTACAATGCAGTTTTAAACTCAAACGACACCACAGTCTACTTCATTGGTGTAGGATCTGACGATCTAGCTGGTTACAATGCCGCAATCGCAATCGCACAGAAGAACGACGCTGTTTATGGTTTTGTTCCCCTGACATTCGACCGCACCATTCAGCAGGCTGTAGTTGCTCACGTTAATGCTTACAGCACTCCTAACGTAGGTCTATGGCGTGTGGCTTGGTTGTCACAGCAGGACTTAACGACAGCCGTACTTTATGGAACAGGCTCAACCCTCGGGCAGGTGAATAACACCACAGGCTCAACCCCAACTCCTTGGGTGGCTACCGTTGCTGACGATCCAATTAATGCTGGAACTCAGTACACTTTAGTCACAATTCCTGGAGCTACATTAATAACTAATGGAGTTCGTGCTGGTGATTCCCTCAGAATTAACTTCGCGACAGACGCTAATGGAAATCAGACCTACTCACAGTACACTGTGAGCCAAGTCAGGAGCCAGACTTCATTCACAATTACTTCAGGGCTTTCAGCACCTATCGTTTCCCCTGTGTTAGCTCAGATCGTACGCAACTATACTCTCGACGAGCGTGCAAACAATATTGCAGCAATCGCCGGTAGCTATAGAAACCGCCGCGTTCGTGTGGTATTCCCTGATACTTATAAGTATAATAACGTTACGTACTCTGGTTACTTCATGGCAGCAGCCCTCGCGGGATTACGTGCCGGTGTTGTCCCCCACCAGGGATTAACAAATACTGTGGTGCTTGGCGCCGACAATCTTAACAAGGTTGTTAATGTATTTAACCAAGATCAACTTAACGTTATGGCCTCACAGGGTGTGTGGTTGGTATCTCAGAGCATTGTTGGAGCTACACCTTATGTACGCCACCAGCTGACATCTGATGCAACAAGCCTTAACACCTCAGAAGATTCCATCACCACGAATGTGGATAATATCAGCTACGGGTTAAAGAGAATCCTCGCTCCTTATATCGGAACATACAATATCAATCCTGAGAATGTTCAAGTTATCAAGGACGCGGTTATCAGCCAGATGAACTTCTATGCGACACAGACATATACTGTGCGCGCAGGTAATCAGCTGGTGAGCTTCACTCCCGCCACAGATATCCTACAGATTCAACAAAATTCTAACTACAAAGATCGCATTGATGTTAAGTTGCAGTTACACGTACCGTACCCGCTGAACTACATTAATCTGACCGTTGTAGTATAATGGATACATTTGAAACAGGATTTCTAAGCTTTGCAACAGAGTTTGGTTTGTCTCCCAAAGAGGCAAGCCAGCTCTGGAAAAGAGCTAATGAATACCCAGGCTCCCCTGAGGTGTTTAAGAAATTAGATATACCGGCAACATCAACACATGAAAACCTAGGTAATGAAGAATTATCTAATTTATCTAAGTTGATGGAGCAACAAAAAATTCAACAAGAACTACAAGCAATCAAACAAAATCTAGGAATTTAATGAAAGTTGTAGTAACAGGAGATTTTAGAGAACCAATTTTATTAGACACCGATAAAGCCACAGGACTACTAATCTATTCTGATGATGGATCACCAAACGTGATCTACAGAATTATAGGAAATGGGAAAGCCTGGGTGAGATACACAAAAGGAGAAGACAACAATTTTAACGATGTAGCTAGACAATTGGGACTAATTAATTTAAAATAATATAAACAATAACAGGAGATAAAATACTATGGCCGATCTATTTAACCGTCAAGACACAACAATTAAGACCCCGGTAACGGCGGATAATTGCCTTATTACCTGGGGCGGCACTATCGCTGCTGCTATGCAGGTTCAAATTTCTTACCAGCAGCAGGTTCAACGCCGCAGAACAATTGGTAACCAGAATGCAATCATTTACGCAACATATCCTGTGGGGCAAGTAACAATTGCAAGGCTTATTGCAGACACCGGGTCTGATATATTTGGTGCGCAGGGTTGGTCAGCATGTACACCTGGACAAATCACATTCTCGATGACTGGTGGAAAAGGCAGCAATTGCTCAACAGGAGGCTTTAGCCTTACTGCTAGGGGTTGTGTTGTAAGCCAATACAGCCTCTCCGCAGAAGCAGAAGGATTAACTGTGGTTGATAATATCACCGTAGAGTTCATAGAATTAGTTCGCGCAGGCTGATATAAGATAAATAAAGTAAAGTGGCCTCACCAGTTAATCTCTGGTGGGGCCTTTTTATTTCTTGCAATATAGGAGCATACAACTATATTCAATACACAGCATATGGATATTAAAGGATTATTCTCAGAAGCAACGAGAGAGTTTAGCACAGCGAATAGTACCGGCGGACAAATGTCGTTATTCACTGGGGTTGTGATAACCTCCACCGCAGCTACGTACACAGTTTCCGTGGTTAGGGAAAGCTACTCTACAGATAACGCAGATGGTGGAAACACCATACAAGGTATAGTGATTTCATCACACCTCGCATCATTCTTTGGCTTTAAAGAGGTATCTATTCCTCAGCCAGGTAGTCGTGTATTGTGTGCTTCTAGCAGTGTAAATACCTGCTATATTCTAGGAGTAATCCCGCAGAATAATTTGAGTTCTGAGCTCATACCTGGAAGAGTTACTGCGGGAGCTGTGTGCGCAGGATCTGATGATGCGCAAAGAATGGGACACAAAGATAAGAATCCAGTTATACCCAATAACCGTAGACCCACTGATGTTGTTGATGGTGAATATGTGGTAGTTAATGAGTTTGGCGTGCTCTTAGGCTTATTTCAAGAACTAGCTACCCTCAAGGCTTCAGAATTATCTCAAGTACAATGCCATCTGTTAGACGACCTTGTGCGGATTATCAGTCATAATTTCCAACATTATACCGCACTTGGAGAGTACAACGTTTGGCATGATGGTAAATCCTTAATGGCTGAATTTGGAGCTACACACATCCCTAGCGAAGGCCTCGGTCGCCCATCAGTAGATTCTGATAATGGTGGTGAACCTATATTTGAAAAGACTAGCAAAAATAAACCAGATGACTCTGAAGATTTTTATAAAATAAAAGAAGATGAGAGAATTGTAGCTATAGAGAGGTTTAAAGTTTTCCTTGGGAGGCTTGGGGATTTTCTTCATGTATTTTTGGTAAAGCCGGACGATAAAGAAGTACGCACGCTAAACCCAGAAAACAAGCCTACAAAACCCGACACTGGGTTGTTTGATTTCCACCTCGGAACAGATGGTGGTGTACACATAAGAAGTGTAAAGGAAATATTTTTGGAAAAAACAAGTTGGATACGTGTACCGACCAGGTATAGCGCACCAGAAGATCCAAAGGGAGATGACGCTACTGAAATAGCTTACGAAAAAAAAGAAGCATTCGAGTGGACTAATGACTACCAGTATAAAGAAAATCCTTATCATTATTTTTTACAAATCCGAGATTATGTTGCTTATGTTAACGAAGTCGCAGCATACAAAAATTTTAAAACCCACGAAAAAGACTTTTATGTTAATGACGAGCTAGATAAAGAAAAAAAGCTAAGCGAAATTCATAATGTCGATGAGCATACACCACTAGGACAAGAGCAATACAAACTAAGAGCCGCGGGTGTTTATTTAATGCCGAATGGTGGAATAACTATTAAAGATGCTTGGAATAGTGCGATTGTAATGGAGGGCGGCAACATATATATCCAACCCGCAAAAGACCTTATAGTGCAACCCCTTCGTAATTTCATTGCGAAAGTGGGAGGTTGGACAAGTATAGCCAGCAAAGAAGACATAGATTTATCCTCTAGCGAAAAGGGGTTCAGGCTTAAGACGCAAAAGTCACAGTATTTTTACAGCGACGAGTCAGGCATAGTGCTCCAAGCTAACTCAAAAAATGCCAGCACAGGATCACCAGACCCAGCTGAAAACGCTATTTCCGATGTTGGAGGAATCGTACTCAAGTCTACAGTAGGCATATATAACTATGCAGAGACTGAGATTGTATATTTCGCAAAACAAAATATAACTTTTCAATCGCTTAAAAACATCTTCATAGAGGCGAAAGACTTATTAGGGTTATCATCATCAGATGGCCCTGTTTTAACCTACGCAAGCCAAATAGTTAGTGTAGGTGAGCAATCTGCAATATTTATATCTACAGAGGGTTCAGCAATTTGCGCCGGAGCTAAAATTACAGCACTTGGTAAGAAAGATGAATATTTAGGTATTCAGTATGACAAAGATAGCTTTTTTATTGATATTTTGAAGGGGGCTGTTCCATTTGATGAAATAACGACAGAACTAGCAAAGATTTCGCCCGCACTTAAAAACCCAATTCAGAACACAGTATTCAATACTGAAGATAAATTCAAACAGCTGGATTTTAAATTTTTATCCTCAGATATTTATGGTATAAGTGCAAGCTCAGACGCTATCCCGGCGACTATGGCACAGCAAGACGATCAGCTCACGGGGCTATACAGCTTAGAAGCTTGGGAAGAAAAAGAAATTAATAGTAGTTTCCCATACCCAGGTAAAGAGAAGTTTGATGAATTTTATCTAGCATCAGAAGCACCTAAAAATTTGCAAGTAGACCCATCAGGGAAGGGGTCAACCAGCAAAGCCAAATCAGAAAATAAGCCCGGCAAAATTACACTGAAGTCATTGAAGGAATACAAAATACAAAAATAAAACATATGGAAGAACAAGAACAAACAAACCCAGAATCACAAATTGCAGAAGATAAAAGTATTATAGCTAACTTGCCACCTATAAACAAAGGGCTCGCCATAACAGAAGAAGATAAAGAAGCATTTTTTAAATCTGTATTATCGGATCAACCCTACATGGAAAAGATCGATTTATTCGGAGGAAAAATGAGTATCCTTCTTAAAACAATGAGCGTTGAAGAGAATAATGATATTGTGGCACAGATAGAGAATGATAAAAATAATAATCTAGCAGAAAATAATGACGCATACTTTATCACAATCTCGACCTACAGGCTCGCTTTATGTCTTGTGGAGATAGATGGTCAAGTCTACCAGGATATAGACAAGAATTCATTTAAACGAACTGATGACGGCATTACTTATGTAGGTGCTAGGGCACAGGCAATGCTAGGCTGGCCCACATTTAAATTATCAGCTTTCTTAGGCGCGTTTAACGACTTTGAGGCAAAGATAGTGAAATTAACAAGTGAGGTAAGAACTACAAATTTTTGGACAGCCAGCGCGTAAGGTTATTAACCACAGGTTACCTTCGTGGCTGGCTTAGTTTTGAACATAAGCAAAAAACCTCCGCTGTTAGGGAGGAAATAATATTATATAGGTTAGAGGGGGAGGAATACGAAGATCTACTTAAAGAGAGACTTCGTAAAGACACCGTATTGGTTGCGGGGCTAAATAATAAGACTAATAGCCTCTTAAAAATGATAGAGGATACATATCAATTATACCTTGGATTGAAATTGCCAGAACTCGCTAAGAAGCTTAAAATAGGGGTTAAACAGGAAATTTCATCACAATCGCTATCAGATATGCGTAAAATTCTAGAAGACGCCAAAAAGAAGGCCGCCCTACCTAAATAATCATGCCAGACGAGATATCATCATTCCCCGGATACGAAACATATAGTCAATATCGCCCGTACGGCAATAACTATGGTAATCCTATTCTTAACGCTTTAGCTTTTGGTGCTTTTGGTTCTAACTACGCCCCTCGCCCAGGAGAAGGACAGAGCTATTACGACGCTTCGATAGAACGAAGCAGAACTCGTCAGTTTATGGGGCTTCAGGGCTCGGAGTTTGCTAGTAATATGGCCTTCAAGGCTGCAGGCATTAACCCAAACAATTCCACCCTTCAGATGATAGGTAGGAATTTCGCCTCCCCTGACAGCGGGCTAGCAAGGTTATTATCTCCCATGGTTGGTGGTAACCCAATGGCTGCAGCACAGGGATTATATGCAGGAATGCAGGGAGCCAATATAATGGGAGCTTTCGGCCGCCCAGAGGGAGTCACAGCGAAGGAAACTTCCCAAATGATGCGAGTACTGGAAAAGAGCTTCTATAAGAAAGAGGGAATTGGTGATGTGGCGAATAAAATGGATGCAGAGTACAGTAATAGACTTTTAAACGATCCTGTTTTAGCTGAGCAATCAGGTATAGGTACCTTGTCAGAAGACGAGTCAAACGACGCTAAGAGCACTGGAGCAGATCGTAGAAAGGGAGTCATGGCGCTCAATAAAGAAGCAGATAGCCTAGCTGAAAATGAAACCAGGAGAGGCACAAAAGATTTCAACAAAGAGTTGTCTAAGCAGCTTAGTGAACATATCGAGAAAGTATTAATAAAATCAAATAAACTTACATCAGAAGAATTAAAAAAGGCTAGAGATTCTAATGGGATTGTTAAGCCTGAGGTTATTCGTAATCTTACAAGAACAGAATTACAAAGAGCGGGGATAGAGGAGAAAGGACTCAACTACGACGCTATTAAAAATACAAAATTAAGTGAGATAGCAGATAAAGTTAATGAAGGACGGAGATCTAAAGATATAAGGTTGGATATAATTAGTCAGGCTAGACGAGAGTATAATAGTGCTACAACAAACGAAGAAAAAATTGCAGCTAATAAAAAAATAAGAGAACAACTTACAGGGTTGGGCATAAAAGAGCCCGGACAATTTTTGGGCTTCGGAGCAGCGAAGAAAATAGATGAAAAGTTTCTGAATGAGCAAGAGGCTAAGCAGAAAGCTGTTAACTATACCGAGTATAAGGCTGCACAGTATAAGCAATATCAAGAAGCCGGAGGTAGGTATAGCGGAATTAACTTCGCAAATACAAGAGGGTTCAATATTGAAGATTTCACTTCCGGATTTAAATCCTCATCAGAATTGGGTATGTTGGGAGGGAAGTCTAAGGACATGGTTGGTAAGTTTGATAATTTTATGCAAAATTCTGGTGGCACTCTTAGCGCGGCAAGGTCGGTTTTTGGGAATAAATCAGGTTCTGAGCTTGTAGGGAAAATAAGCGATTTGATGGGAACATCTGGTATAGACATGTCCTCTAAAGAGGGGTCTTCTGAAGTAGAACAATATCTGAGATCAATGAAGGCGACAGCCCGCATCGCGGGCGTTAGCATGCATGCCATGCTGGACACTATTGATGCCGCTAAAGAATTAGCCAAGAACAACCCAAGGCTGAGTACATTAAGTGCAGGAGCTGCTGCAGACATGACCACCAAAGCCTTTCAAACCGCTAGCGCCATGTCAGGCGTAATGACCGGGACCGATATTAGAAAGGCCGGTGGACAGCAGGGTATGGTTGCTGCGAGTATAACAGAACAGCAAAAATTACTTAGTTCAGACATGGGGCAAGGTATTGTAGCGCTCCAACAAATGTTTGCTGGGGATAAAAAGAAATCCGCCGCCATGAAGAAAGCTCTAGAGCAATTCCCTCATGGAGTAAGACAAGACCAATTACCGGAATTAATGGAATCTATTATGAGTCAGAAGGGTATGGAGGATGTCAGCCGAGCAGACCTGATGAACGGCATGAACAATAAGTTCTACCAGGATGAGGGCAATAAAAATAAAGATTTTGCGGGCAAAGCTACAGATATGATGAAGGACACAATAAAGAGTCAGCTATATACACATTTATTTGATGCCTCGGATGTGGATGTTAATCGCGAGGGATTCGCTGCTGCCTATGAGCAGGCCAAAGAAAAAAATCCAGAACTACAAGAGCAGGATTTCAAATCTACCTATGTCCAACAGCAGATAGCTGAGGGATATAAAAAAGCCAGAGCAGAAGACCCTAACTTAAGCATGGATAGTTATATGGGTACTTTTCTACGCAAGGATGCATACGCAGCCTCGCTGTTTGGTCAAGCACCCAGTACATTCAAAGAAGGTATTGCTAGAACTATAGACCCTAAATATTTTGAAAAAGTGGATAAGATGAGAGAGCAGGACATCGCCACGGACAAAGAGATGGATGAAAAATATGCATCACGGTATGCGCAACCTATCACCCAACTAATGTCTACATTAGCCAGTGGTAAAGGTTTTGGTGAAGGTGAGGCGGAAAAATTAATGGGAATTTTTGGTGATGCCCCAGGCTCCGAAAAGCTCAAGGAGGGATTCCAGAGAGCCGTTGTTTCTGCTGGTCAAGGGGATGGCGACGAAGCATTAGCGGGCACCGCGGCAGGAATATCCGAAGCCACGGGAGAGACCATAACGGGCGAAGACATCAAGAACATGGCCACCGCCGGTTTTAGAGAAAAAGATAATAAAGAGGCACTTAAGAGGTTAGATACCCTGGCTGGTAAGAAAAATAGGAGCGCTACTGAAGAAATGGAGTTCAAAGCTCTACAAGCAGCTAAGAAGCAGAAAATTTTAGATAGCGGAGAAGCTTATAAGGCTGCAAAGGAAGGTGTTGGTCAGGGGCACGATGGAGCTGCCGTTACCGCAGCATCAATAATGGCCCAGCGGGATGATGCAGCCGTGAAAGAGTTTGATGAAGACACAGGAGCTAAGAAAATCCAGAGCCTAGACCAATTACTCACAGACACCGCAAAAGATGCCGCCAAGGGCACCTCCCCAGAAGATGCTGAGATTGATACAGATATAAATACACTCAAAGACTTCTATGGCAACGATACAAAAAAGATGATGGACGATGCTAGGAAGAAAGTGGGGTTATTTGATAAAGATAGTAAAGTCTCAAAAGAATATGGGGTAGACCTCACAAGCGATAGATTTGCGAGTGTTAGGAACAGTATCGAACAAAAGGCGGAAGACTACGAATCAAGCAGAGCAAAACTAACTGGCGCTGGAGATGGTGATGCAGCAGCAAAAAGTAACCCCCAGGAAGATATGAATAAGAACCTATCCGCATTAACCGCGGAGCTGCAGGGTGGTACACTAGCAAAAGCGGTTGAACTCTTGGCCGGTAAAGTATAATATTAACCATTATGGCCGCAACATATTATTCAGCAGGTGGGGGTGACTTATTTAAACGCCAAACCGGTGGTGCTTCCTCTATTCTAAAAATACCTTTACTGGATGATATAATAGGCACTAGCGGACTTGCAATTTATTCTGATGTAACAATGCAGCTAGGCGAGACTATTCAATATTTTTTAACATTTGATGACGTAATTAAATATGTACATTTCGGTAAAGGTGTAGGAAATATAGCAGTAAGTGGTGTTTTATTTTCCGATTGCTCTGGCCAAATGCCCGGAGCGGCCAGATTTTTACAGGCCTTTTCTTCACTAAGAGGAAAAAGCCAGCAGATTACTCTAGGTAATCAAACCTTTACAGTAATTGTGACTAACTGTAATTTATCACTTTTGGCTGAGCCTGACTTTATGGCTAACTTTCAAATGATCTTTTCTGTGGTGGATCATCAATTATAACTCATATGGTCAACCATTATGCAACGCTATTGCTAAATCTATCAGGAGTCAATACTCCTGGAGGAGTTAAATCTTATTTTGTAAATAGAGATTATTCCAAATTAGTCTTACCGGTTAAACTAAAGTCTTTTTACGACATTTTATTTCCGCCGAATACTTCAGATTATCAGAAGCAATTTCTATGCTATAACTACTTACGCCTATTAAACTCCACAAATCTATTATCTACAGCAGTGCAGCATGACTCTAGGATTACATACGATCTGGATAGCTTAACCGAGTACTTCAGAACTAATAGAATATCCCAGCCAACGTCAAACAATCCAAATTATGCCATTCTCGTCTTTGGGAAGTATTCCGCAACAAATAAAAATAATTATTACTACAATTCATTTTCTATAAACCAGATAGGTTCTACAAATACTATTTCGGTGTTCTCTGATGTAGATTATGTGTATTTAAAAGGCGGTAATAGGGGAAATTTATTAAATACCGAGCTTACGATAGCTGTAACACAGTCCCCAAGTTCAAACACAAGTTCCACTGTAATTGCTGTGGGAGACACGGGGCTTTCTTTTAGTATTACAGGACCTATAAGCACATTCAATCAATCTGCAAACAAAACTTGGAAGTTCGTCGCAGAATCTCCTTTGACATTTAATTTTCCCTTATTATTTAATTCACTATCTACTCAGAATAACGTAGTTGATAGCATGCTCTCGTACAGCTATCCTGACGCTACAAAAACAAATGAAAATATTTGGGCAGGTCATTTTAACGATATCTATAAGTTTGCAGGATTAATTAACTGCTATGTAGAAAGAGTGCACGGCTTACTATAATAGTTTTATGCCTAAACAATCAGATGTAACATTATCGGTATCTCCTCTTCCTGGAGTAACACCTATAGGAGTTAGCCTTAACTTTAGTGTGGGAGCTATTCCGGTTTGTGCTGTTGACTTCGCCCCAGCGTATCCGGGACAACCCGCGAAAATAAGCGGAACCGCAGCGGGAATATTAACAAATCCAGATCAGTTTAAACGCCAAACACCTATAGAAGTTTCAATTAGTGTTAAGACTACCTCTGGCGCGGGACAAACCACTACACACAGATTAAATTGGGAGGGATTATTAGACGGGGTGAGTTTAAGTAATAACGTAGGCAGTAATACTTATCAGGCCGTGCTAAAGGGCAAAGCCCAGACCCTACTAGAGTTAACTACCCTCACCCCAGGACTAACCCCAACATCTGTAAATATATATAAAAATCCATTCTTCTCTCTGCTTGTCTCCTCTGACGATAAAGACCCTAATGTAGAAAAAGCATGGGCGAGTCTTGGTTTTTCCGGTGCTTTAAAGTTTGAAGAAAGCCCATTAAAGTTTTACTTAAAATTAATGGAACACCTACTAAAACTTCAACAGGGAGGTTTTAGTAATTATTTAGGTGACCAGCAATCAGTAATGTCGACCAAGGCGCTGGAGAAGATATATAACGAACAAAGGTATTCTAAAGCCATACAAACAGGGATTGAATTACTAAAAAAAATAGATACCTCCGCAGTGGACGGCGGGTCTTTAGGTTCAATGACAACCTCATATCAAGGAGCGTCAGCAAAGATAAAAGAATACTTTTTCAGGGGGTCAAATGTACTTCTAGAAAATCTAATGAACTTTTTAAGTTTTTTGGGGTGTACCCTAGTCTTTGGGAATAACAAAATTTTTGTAGTCCCGGAGAGATCATTTATTTTACAGACACACGAGGTGCCTGGTATAAAATCCCAGTCCGACAGACCTAATGTGGCTTACCCGGCAGATTACAACGGATACTCATACACTGACAATGGTTATAGAGATATTTACGCGGTGATACTCGCGAACAAACTACCATTGAATGGATCAGAGTATATTAATCTTCCCCATGACCCTGGGCTCGTTGGGTACTACAAAGATAAAAATGAATTAACAAAAGCCTCTGGTGTTTTAGTAGTTCAGGAGCATCCATTTTCATTATTCTACTCCACAACACATAACAACCCCCGTGATTCGCATGAGTTAAAACAAAAAGCTGATCAGGGAAAAGAAACCTCATATTATGACAAGCCGCACAAGTGGAGAGGTAACGAAGAACAAGAAAATCAACAAAAGAGAGCAGAAGAAAAACAAAAAAACTACACTCAGATAGTTTCGCCTGTGCTTGAAAATTATGCCCAGATTAAATTTTATCAAGCCAGATATGGAGATAGAAAGGGCAGCATAACACTATCTTTTAACCCGAACTGGGTTCCTGGAGCTAGCGGTACTTTATTCGTGAGAGAAACAAAGTTTAATTTAGACTTCTGGGTAGAGAGTGTTACCCATAGGGTAGACATGACACCTCCAGCGGGCGGCTCCGCAATGACAATAGTTAATTTTTGCTGCGGCAGGATGGGCACAAGTCCTGTGGGTGTTAGCGAAGACGGGTTTACAGGGTACAATAAAGGAAAAGAATCCTCCTTTAAAACATCTTTTATTCAAGATATAAGAGCTATTTAAAATATGAATAACACAGACATAAACAAATTATTAGTAGAACATAGAAAATTAATAGACTCTGAAGCTAAAAAGTATTCTACTAATATTCCTTTTATTACGGCTCAAATAGAAGCGCATAAATTGGCAAGGCAGGCTGCAGAGTCGTATGCACCCACTACAGGCAAGTTCAGTACCCATCTAGTGAATAACCTTAAAAAGTTATCTAGGTTATCTACACAATATGGTAGCTCTGTCAGACTCCCAGAAAATACTCAATTTGGAATAAATAAATTAAATAACCTGGAAAAACAGCTAGAGAGCGAATTTGGTCGTCCTCCTACTGCAGAAGAATTAGCGGATAATTCAGGTATGGGTATAAAAACGGTTAATAGCTTACTTAAAAACAGAAAGTCTATAATTTCTTTTACAAATATGTTAAACACCCCCACAATAATGGATAGCTCGAACGACGAATGGGCAACCTTCGTATATCACGACCTTGTACCAAAAGATAAACTGATATTCGAACATATGACTGGATTTGGCGGTAAGCCAGTTCTAGACACACCAGGTATATCTAAAAAGCTAAAAATTTCAGAACCTCAAGTAAACCAGAGGATAAAAATAATAAGTGATATGCTTAATAAAGGATGGAAATAATATGATCGCAGATACTTTAGAAAAACTAGTTGAAAAAATTAAAGACTGGCTGGAAACTGACGCCCCGACTTCTATGTATCAATCAGGGCAACCAAGAAAATGGTTTTTATCTTCTGTGAAATACAAAGATACTTTGAAGATGGAAGATATGCGAAAAGCCACAGATAGAGAAAAATTAAACAGCGAATATAAAACTAGGTTTGAAGAAAACGATCCAAAGTCTAGAAAAGGTATATCCGCCCTAAAGTTAGAAATTAGCCAGTTATACTCATTTAATAGATGTCTTATTCAAAGATACCAACCCAGGCTGCAATATTATCGTGCAGATTTATCTCAAAAAGGGGCAAGAAACATATATAACTCTTGGCAGTCTATCGCAGTATTCTTGAAGTTTAAACAAAAGTTAGACGTATAATATGGCTATTTCTGGAATCTCCACAAGCTATTCAGGCAGAACTGTAGATGTTAGCATTTTGCGTACACCTAACCCTAAAGCTATAACACCAACTGCGGTAGCCCCTGTTTTTGGTAACCCATCGCAGCTATGTGCCGGAACTCAAAAGTTGGTGCAGCGCTACACTATAATACTGTTGAGTAATACTAATTCCCAGCCCGGCTACCCAGACTTTGGTACGGCCTTTTTAAAAACGCTAAACCAGGGCTTGTCTCCCGTTGATGCAATTGGTGCTCGTCAGATATTCTCGTTGGCGGACTACAATGCAGTTAATGTTATACAAAGATATCAAATAACAAACCCAACTATCCCCCTGGACGAGCAACTAGAGAGTACTGAGTTATTAGACCTTACACTATACGCAGGATCTATTAGTTTTTCTGTAAAGTTAACAACATTGGCTGGAGATGCAGCTAACTTTCTGTTACCCTTACCTATATAATTATGAGTGAATTAATACAAGATACCGCCAATAGGATTACTAAATTCATATCCGAAAACTATAGCAACGCAGACACCGCACCAGGCTCTGTCATTAGCGAGCTAGTTGTAAAGCTGGCTGCCTCTGTTCAAAATGAGCAATATAACACGATTGCCACCCTTTCTCAGTCCTCTGCGATTAGTCAGGCATTGGCGAGCACTACTGATACATATAGCCCCATCGTGGATCTGATTGCCTCTAACTATAATACAGAGCGTAACAAAGGAACATACTCTACAGGCAATATTCAGGTATATGTTTCTTACTTTGGGAATTACGCAGTTCCGAACACGCTTTCATTTATTCAACCCACACTAGGGCTCACATATAATGTTACTGAGTTATTCAGAATTTCCCCCACACCTAACACAGCATTAGGAGAGCTTCAGTTATATACTGAGGGAGAAAAATACTATTTTATTTTACCAGTGGTCGCAACGGAAGTTGGGTATAATTCGCAAGTCTCTTCCGGCACCACATTCTCGTTAACTGAAACAGGGGCAACAATAACCAACTTTGTGTCTGCTCAAGCTTATGGTAATTTTACATCTGCGTTACCAGAGCAAACAGATAAACAGTTGATTTCTAGGTTTAAAAACACACTAGGAAGTACTAGGTTTGAATCTCCTGCAGGTATTCAAAATAGACTCTCTAATATTTATCCTACGTTTCAAACGCTGTCTGTTTGTGGGGCTAACAATATAGAAATGACCAGGTCTAAAAATAACGCTATGGGTATTTCTACATTTGGCATGGCTGATGTGTACGTCAGAAATTGTGTAGGTGCGGAAACGTATAGCGCCACAGTAGTGGGAAAGAAAACAGCAGACAAAACATGGGTTTTAAACCTCGATAATAGCTATTGCGCCGGATTCTACAGAGTATTTTCTATAATTCCAGACTCGGCCCAGTTAACAGGAGGTACATTCCCAATTACTGATGTTACATATGGTTATAGGACATTTGAATCAGGAATAAACAACGTAATCAATAGCTATAGGGATGCCCGCTTTACAAAGTACCAAACTGCCAAAGTTACGTTTACATACGACGAATCCCCTACGCTACCTATAGGAACAACCGCAAATTTTGTGGTTTCCACATACTATCAACCACATATAGGAGATATCCAAGATCTGGTAACCTCTAGTGCTGAAAGGTTGGCCTGCGCAGATTATCTCGTTAAAGCTGCCCTTCCATGTTTTGTGGTGTTAGATCTAACCTTAGCAAAAGCCAACCCCAACGATAATTATACATCGCTTAATATAAATCAGCTTAAACAAGATTTGTTTACATATATAAACACAATACCGTTCGGAGAAACAGTTCATGCATCTAAAATAGTAACGATCTGCCATAACTATAATATCTCAAGAGTAGAGCTACCGATCAATATGACGGGTAATATTCTTTGTAATGATGGCACTTCTTTAACAATTAAAGGAAACGACTATCTAGAGATCCCAACAAATATACCGCTTGGAGTTTCCCCTAAAACAACACAGTTTTTTATAAATTACTACGATACTTCGGTTGGTGGTACGAACGTTGTTGATAACATAGGTGTAACGTTAATCTAATGGACTTAGGGTTTTTATCTTCTTCATATCCTGCCGGAGATTATACAAATAGAGATAATTTGTTTATGTCTCTTGGGTCGTTTTGGACTCAGGTATTTCAAGAGCAGGGAACACTCAGGGGATATACCCTAGCCATGGCTGAAGAACTTATTCAGAGTTATTATAACTTAATAGATATCTTAAACTCATATTCAGTTAAAGATGTACCTGTACTAGCGAGAACCAAGTGGCAACCACTTGTTATAAAAAAATCAGAGTTTAACCATGTACCTATTCAGTTTGCCCCTGCCTCTGTGGTTTTTGGTGCTCAGCCGGCTAGTGACTCTTATTACGCTGGGCAAACATTCCTTTTTGGAAAAGCTAAAACACCATTTTCTTGGGTTTACAGTCTAGCACCCAATACTCCCCTGAGAAAGTTTTCCGTGGTTGCTGATCGTGTGATTGGTCCCAAAGCTATATATGTTAACGGAGTGGATGTAATAATAGATCCATCTAATGTATTATATTTTAATTCAGACCCATTCCAAAACTCAAGTATACCTAGAGCGGCGATAATAAATGATAATGGTACCCCTGCAACATTTGTTGATAATAATGGCGATAAACATAACGATGAATTAATTATTCTTTGGTGCTACAACGCGGAGAATGACAAAAATTATCTATACGATAACTTCGGTATACTATTTGATTTTAAATTACCTTCATCAGAAAAATACAAAGCCATGCTCCAGGGCGTGTTTAACTTGTTTGTCTCGGGTCCTACCGTCAATGCGATTAAATCCGTTATGGCTGCGTTTACTGGGGTTACCCCTGTTGTAAATACACAAGAAACCATACAGGACGTTTATTCTGATAACATTTATAAATACGTAATTACGGATAAAGAAGTTTATCGGTTCGACAAAGACCAAAATTTAATGCCTGGAGTTAAGGCTGGTAAAGTCGTATACGGTGGTGAAATTCTTGTGGACGTCGTGCAATATTATGACGCATTAATAAAACCTAATTGGTGGAGCTCTGTTTCAAGTGCTCCGCAAGTTGGACTATCTACTCATATATTCCTAGGGGATTATAAACATCAACTGTTTTTCTCCACCTCAACAAGTCTAGTAACTTTAGATGCGAAAGGAAAAATAGTTTTTCCTGTACTGGGTACCCCTGGGGATGTTTTGGAGTTTAATAAGTTTATTAACCGTCCAGAAAACATAAACGCTAATAAAAAAGCGCTAGGTTTAAAAAATCCAGGAAACACAGCAGTTATTGTACCCGCGGATTTTATATTTAATAATTTTATTAAAAATAACACAGCACTGCTTAAATTTAATTTTTACAGTCCTGCGGATGTTTCTACATTTTTTAGCTATTATCCATTACTTCAAAAATACCTACCAGCCCATATATACACATTGTTGTATGTAAATTTAAATTTGTCTGCTGACGTTTATGGCAATATGAATTCAAGATACTCGATCCCGGCTCTTCCTGGAGTTTCTCTAAGTGTAGATGGATCTAACTCAGACGGAACCAGACCCACAACTGGGGTCGGAGATTCTAACTATTACAAGGACTATAAGAGCAGGCTTTTTTCACTAAGTAAAACACCTAGCACATCAAATGCGGGTATAGTGCAAACTTCAACACTGAATGGCACTAACCAGTTTTTTAGCATACCTAATAATTCTACTATTGTACCTAGCGGAAGCTTTACATTCGCGGGATGGTTCAACGCGACCTCAACCGGAACCGGTATTGTTAGTATTATAGGTGGGGGAGGAAGTAATAATTATTTCATTAGAACTAGGTCTAATAATCTACGTATTGATCTTTATGATAGTGCAAGTACGTATCAACAGGCATCTACTCCTGTAGGCTCGGTCGTTACAGGCAACTGGTACTTTTTCGCTGCAGGTTTTAATTCTTCTACTAGAGTAGGATTTATATCTCTTAATAATGGGGCTGTTGTTAGTACACCTCAGCTATCAACATCTTCGGTTTACTATAACCTCTCCGCACCTGGCACATTTACAATAGGTTCAGCTTTTGGTGGAGCTGCCCAGGCATGGCCAGGAACAATATCCTCTATAGGTTATTGGAATACTGTGCTTACAGCTAATCAAATCACCGCATTATATAATAATGGTACAGGATTAACTTTATCCCCCGCATTAGCTGCGGGGTTGGGTCAAAACCTAGTCTCATGGTGGGAGTTGGACGATGCAGCAGGGTCTACAAGTTATATTGATTCTGCTCCGTATGTTTCAGGGGTATCAGGAAATAATCATTTAACTGCAAATAATGGGCCTTTTGTAACCTCCTCAAGAAGTACAAAGATAGCTATTCCACTACACTCAGCGAGTAGCTTAGATCAGTTTACACTAACAAATACCCAAAGAACTGCTGGTATTCCTAGGGCATTTGATGGTAAAGTTTTTACAAGTATTCCAGCCACTAATCCGCCTCCAACAAATGCCACAGTTCCTACTGTGTTATTGATAGACTTTTCATAGCCTTAAAGTATAATAAGAAAATATGGGATCCCTAGAAAAAAATAATTTAAACAAGTCAATATCTGGCTTTGTGAAGATTTGGAAATCCTGTCCAGTCACAGGGGAATCTGAATTAGTAGTAGACCAACCTAATCTAGTTTTATACGGTGGAGCCACAGTTATGGCTAATGCATTAGCGGGTGTGCCCAATGCTGGTATCTGGGGTATGTACATAGGCTACAATAACAGCTCGTCGTTCACCCCGCCAACCATAGATGTAGCTTATTCTCAGCCATTTGCGGGGTTTACAGCACCATTCGGGTATCTTAGAGAGCCTTTAACGTTCACCCCAACCTATCTTTCAGACCCTAATTATAAGAATAATACGGTTTTATTCAGCACAATGATCACATCTTCGTCTGCTGCCGCTGGTGCTCAATTTTTAGGTGGTTCTAGTAATATTTATGAGGTGGCCTTGGTTAGTGCCCCTAATCCTACAAATTTAGCTACTGATATAGTTTTTTCTAGAACATCTTTTAATAAAGTAAATTACGATTCTACATTTAACTTTACAGTGACCTGGGGAATTAAATTCCTCGTAAACTAAAATAGCCATGTCTGTAACTCCCTGGGTACCAACAGTAAAATTAATTCAAGACGGGCAAGAAGTATCTCAGTCTGTGGTGAATGTTCCTATGGAGCAGCTGATCCAGCGAGATCAGCACCTTTTTGATGAATTTGCAGAACTGCAGAATAAATCTGCATTGATGAGTTTTAATCAGCCTATTCATCCCAGTGATTTAGCGGGGGCAGAGCCCATTTCTGCTGGAAAGCTCGAAGTTGTTTATTATCGCAAAGATAATTTGGGTGAGGGATTATCAAGAGCGTCCACAGGTTTCTCCACTTCCCCAACCTCAAGTGTTTATCAGCCAAACAATTCTAACTACGTGTTTGGTATCCTGAGAGATGTGAAAGCAGGGAATATGGCGGATTGCTACATTCAGGGTATGTGTGAATTCCCTGTTGGAATTGATGATCCATACAGCGGTTTAATGGAGTATTCCACAGACCAAAATGGAAACAGGATAAAGCCTGAATTTGTTGTGGGCCCATATTATGTTTCCAGAAAAATGCCTGGTAAGATCACTCAGAATCCTGCGGGAATTCCTGTGTATGTCGGATACGCTTTATCCAGAACGGAATTCATACTCCAACCGTCAGTAGATGAGTTTACCCAGTTCTTTATTAACTATAGGGATAATTTATTAGACCGTCCGGTCTACAAGCCGGCACTCACCAACGGCGGAACTAAATGGACTATTCCAACCCCCAGCGGCAGTCCCAATAACCCAAATAAGCTGGGTTGGATTGCTGCTACCACTACAAACCTCCCAGGATATGCCATCCCCACGTCTCCAAGCGGGCAGGTAGCTAAATTTTTATACTATATCCCAGGTAATCTAACCACAGGACCAGATTCCACAGTACTTAATAGTAATGAGATTTCAGAAGCTGTTGAGTTAGGAAGAAACCTGCCACCAGTACCAGCAAATTTTGTTGAGCTTGTGGTTAACGGAATCATACAGCGCTATGCAGATGTTTATTCACCAGACGGCATATATTCTATAGATAACTATGGCATATGGTGGTATTCAGACACCCCAGGAACACAACCATGGGCGGAGGATATACTTGCCTTTTCAGCTGATAATGATTGGGATCCTGATGAATGGGAGGCGTATAAAGGTAGCTTGTTCCGCAGACCCAGGTTGTTTTTATCTTTTGCAAAGTTTAATCCAGCTCTACGAACGCAGCTAGTTAGTTCTATTGCCCCTTACGATATAACTACAAATCCACCAACAGGAACAATCCCTAACAAGAGCAGTAATTTTATTTCGTTCAAACTAAAAAATAATCCAGCAGTATCTTCAGCTACCGGCGAGCTGCTGGTTAACGTTACTCCACAGTTTGTAAAAACTGGCTACGCGGATTTACCTAGTGTGACTTCTGCAGTATATGTGCCAGGAAGCACAGGGCTAATAACTTTTTCCCAGGCCCACGGGTTAGTTGCAGGTAAAAGTTTAATCCTTACAGGATTCTATGATCCAAATTCAAGCTGGAACGGCACTTTTGCGGCTACTATAGTCTCATCAACTACCGTAAGTATTTCTGGTCCCACAGCCGATCCCACAACTGTGGGCAATATAGTTATTTCTGGAGGAGCAACACTTGTACCATCCGCTAGTGGTACAACCACAGCTTATACAGCCGGCAGTGCAGTTGCTGACTTAATATGGGACAATATTCAAGGTAAGTTTATAAAAATCTCAGCACCGTCAGTTTCAAAGCTGATCGGTACAGGTGGAATAGATGTCTCCCCTGTTACAAGTCAACCTGGAACATACACAGTTTCATATCTATCTAACGGTGTTTACGGGCTTGTAGATTCTATAGAGCCAGTTAATTCGAGGTTAGAATTCAGAGGGCTTAATTCTTATATTAAGCTACCTTATAATAATCCTGTTACTGTTCCTTATGGCTTGATAGGTAAGGTAGTCCTTGTGAAAGACGCAATAGATAATGCTCCTCTTAATTTGGTACTGCAGGTTTTTGGTACATCAACGTATAGCTCAGGTTCACCAAACGTAGCTATATCTGTTAGTTTTGAATATGCTGCGACTTCAGCAAAAAATGGTAGTGCCCCTACGGCAGTAGCAAACCTTAATAATACTGTTAGCCTTTCCTCTGCATCAACGTCCAGAGTTACATTGAACATGCCAGCTACTGGGTACACGGCGTATTCACCAATAAATCTCACCGGTCCACTCACAATCCCCGCCCAGTATATCGGAAAAGATACTGTGGTGAATTTCAAAATAACCAGAAATCTCACAGGTTCGGGAAATGACTATACTGGGGATGTTGGGATTTTAGGAATTTACTGGGGAATAACTAACTCTTAGCCATGCCCTGGGTTGACTCTCTAGACTATCTAAATTTAAACTCACTACGCAGATACCCAATAAGAGAAGGTACTAGCGCAGTGAGTGTGGACGGGCTTTTTCAAATCCCAGATACACTGATATTAGACCTTTCATTATCTGCTAGTGGTAATGCTGATGAAAGGTTCTATATATCAGCATTCACTAATAACTTGTTTTCCTGCACTATACAGATGGCAGAATACTTAACAGGAGAAGTGGCTGGGAGTTTCTTTGTAGACTTTAATACCCACAAATTAAACGATACATACTATTTAAACGGTATCGGTGTCTACTCCGGTGCAACTGGTAAGGTCACAATAGGCTCCCCAGACGATTTACAATTACAGCCTGCTGGGCAATTTTTATTTTTAAACACTAGTACAGAGGTGGAGCCGAAAGTAGTTGTTCCGGGGCTTATGGGGGTTAGCTCAATCACTTATATAGATGCAGAAGGAACTAGTGCTACTCTTACTGGCGACGTAACAATGAACGCCAGGACAAATACAATATTTACATATAACCAAACTTTAAACAGCATAGCAATTGATGTTGGTGACAACCTGGGGCTTAACCAAATCTGCACAAAAACTAATTGTATACAAAAGATTAATGGTGTCACCCCAGACCCATCTACCGGTAATATCTCCCTAATAGGTGTAGATTGCATACAGATTGCCAGCAGTAGCGCATACACATTACAATTTAACGACTCTTGCTGTACCCCGTGCTCAGGCTGCTCAGATTTATCCACACTAACAACTCGTTTAACCAGCTTAGAAAATAGTTTCATTGATCTTAAGAACTATTATAATACATTAAATGGGCAGCTGGTCAGTTACTTAACAACCGTTAATTCTAGCTGCTCATGCGGAAGTTAAAATTACCGGCATATGTCAGCTCTAGAATACTTAAGTAATAATGCTTTAAACAGCTACCCATTTAAAGATGGTAGGGAGGCTAATCCTGATCTTCCTATCCCAAACGACGCATTTCTTGATGCACTGTTTATAACCAGCAACCACAGCATAAAGAGGGTATACATATCTAGAATAACGCAAGTTCAAGGAAATATAAGTATAGAATTATCTGAAGTAACATCTGGCGTCATTGGTACATTAGACTTTAAATTATCGGATGCAGTAAGTCATCTTAACAACCAAGATAAAAGTTTTATAGCTGGTTCTGGTACAGCTTGGGTTATAAAGCTGGTATTCGGTCCAGGGATATCATTTTTAAAAGGGAACAGAGCACCTGTAACATACACACCCCAGCAAACAGAGCTACTATCTTCTATATTACAAAACTATCCAAGAACAGTAACATCGCTTAAATTTCAATCTTACACACCGCAAGGAGCTATATCAACTCAGGAGTTAACCGAAGTTCACAAGTACATAGCTGGAGACATTGTGCATATCGCAAATGGGGCGAATAATGAATTTAGTACAGGCACCGGATCCGTGATGTACATAGACATTGACAGGGGTAAAGGAAAAGGGTTATGGGATCCTTGCAGCACAGGCCAGATAAAAAATATTTATTCAGTTAACGAGATAATACCAAGTAGCGTTGGAGAATTTTTTATTAACGCTGACGATTGTTATTCCGTAAAATTACTGTCGGCCAGTGAGCTTTCAGACCTAGGCAGCTCCACAAGCTCACCGACACATATAAAAACAGCAACAAACTATGCAAACTTTTCAACGCCCATAACACCAAAAGCAATACTTTCCGGTCTTATGGACTACGTTGGTCATTCTGCGGTCGCACAAAACTCAGTTAATGTAAGTTTCACAAGCCCAGAAATTGGGGATTTGATATCTGAAAACCCAGAAAACTACAGAATTATATTTAATGGTGGGTACATAGCAGAAAAAATAACAGGAGCTACAGGGGCGTATACACCAGGAGCAGTGTGGGCTATAACTGGTGTTTGGCCAGCCAACACCACTGGGGCTCCATTTTCAATCCAGCAAAAAAAAGTTTCCTTTAACGCCATAAGCGCGGCAGCCGGCGGCCATGGCTTTATGATGAGTAATAGCTGCTCTGCAAAATGCCCCCCAGAGAATATAAATGCCTTTGCAAAATATATGAACAGGGTAACAGATGGCGCCGCTGAACTTTATAAGATAGTTAATAACAATAGTCAAACATACGGTACCGGCAATATTGACGGAGCCCCTTTCTCTTCTGATAGCTTTAATGGAGTTATAAATAGCGCCTATTTTAAAGCGTATAATTTTTGTCAGGAGCCTGGGAGCTCAAGACCAATATCTTGCAACGCCAGCTTTAAAAAATATTTTCACGAGGGTAGAGATATAAAAATCACAAAAGGAAGGGATAATTATATATTTCAAATAAAAAAAGTTTTATCGTCTACACGCATTATAATATCCCCCGCGATTCAAACTCCCGATATTTTTTCAGCGTTATGTGATATATTAAACACGCCTGGCACATATTATTCTTTTTCTGTGCTAGACTATGGTATAAAAAACTCATTAAACGACGCTATTATTAATAAGAATAATAAAGTTGCTACACAAAACACACCTTATATAGATTTGAATTACGGTACTGTGGAGGCGTACAACACAGCACGAGATTACGGAACTTTCATTACCTCCGTAATTGTTATCTATAACCCATCTGCAACTTCAATAACTTACAGTATCAGCGCAACGGTATTAGGCTTAGCTTCATTGGTTGGAACATCTGTAAAAATAAAAACAAGCAAGGGAGATATAAGTTATGGTGCCACCACAGGTACAATAGATTGCCAAGATTATAATATTTATGAATCAATATATTTTATACCTTGCTCTCCTTCTGAGCATAATTTAAGCGCTGGTGGGGTACAATTCGAGGTGAATAATACAACACATACACCTCACGTACCAATACCCTATTACATTAACGGAGCCATAACAGCCCCATCAATTCCTCACTCCGAAAGCAGTACTGAATTAATTGCTGCCTTATGTGTATCTACCACGGTAGTCGAAGATTCTATTACCGCGACTCAAGGTAAAGCATTTGAATATAATATAACGCTTCTCGGCAACGCAACTGATGTTAAAGTTGCCGGTGATTTACCCAGCTGGATAACCCTCAGTCACACCACTACCCCTGGAGATCCTGTGATAAATAACTGGAAATTATCTGCAACAAATCCTGACGGGATATCCAACAAAACGTATAATATTACTATATCTGGCTCCGGAGATACTCCAGTAGCTGCGATTAGTTTACATTTACAATATATAGCAAAACCAGTGCTAAGTTACCCAGTGGACGATACCGCCGCTGGAAGGGCTCCATTTTCTTACGTTTTACATATATACCCCCCCGACGGTGGACCCAAAATAAAAACTACCAGGCAATTCACTCAGGGTGCGCCATTAATGGCAATTCTTGCATCTAACAGCCCAACCAGTTACTCGATAACAGGATCTATCCCCAATGGACTAACTGTTTCAGGTCGCGGGCTGATAGGTAAAATTAGTCTTCCGGAGTCCACAACTTATCCTGCGGTTTATAATCTTACACTTTCCGCCACCAATTCTGCAGGTACTTCCAAGACGGCTACAGTTGCATTAACTATACATGACGTAGGTATAACTACTCCTTGGGCGATAACAAATACATTATTTAATTATTCTATTATAACCGCGGGTGACGTTATATCCCAGACGCTGATTTCAATAATTCCCGACTGGTTAACTTTTGATGGTGCAATCAATCTTTCTAGTACTTCTAAGCCAAAAGCTAATTTTTCTGGAACATATACTGGAGCGGACACAACAACTATTTCCGCGGTTGTCAGGCAAAATTTAATAAACGGAGGTTATAGACTTATTGAATATAATATACCTGCCAAAGCATTGCCGTATATTACTTACCCAGTTACAGGCAGCACAATCGATGTATATTCTCCAGATTTCCAAGATTATTACGGTAATACCACTACGTTTACAACAACCAACCCATTTTTAATCGTTTTAGCTAAAAATAATCCAACAAATTTTAATGCTGTGGGACTGCCTACAGGACTCACAATCAACCGCGATGGAAAAATAATAGGAAAGATTACATCTGCACCAGCAGGCATATACGTTGTCACAATCTATGCTATCAACGCACTAGGCAACTCTCAAAGTATAACAATAAACATAAAACTCTCTACCGCGGTAGAAGAAATACCTGCATTCCAGGGTGACTCGTTTTGTTATAAATTTCCAGCTTTGAATAGCTTAATTAATGTTGAAGGCTGCTCATTCACAGTAACCGGCCGAGATGCAGCTAACCCAGCTCCAACTTGGCTTGGAGTAAGCAAAAGTATAAATTCTTCTTGTCACCTTTATTACTCTGGGGGAGATCCTGGCTTATCTACTGGTACAACAAGTTTAATCTTATTAACGATAAACAATAACGATGTAATATCTCGGCGTTATTTTAATGTAACCTACTCTCCTATACCTAACATCTTCGGCCCTCAAAGATCTAATATTTGGCAGGTGGCGTATACGAACTACAAAAATAATGTTTATACCACCGAATTACCGTTAGCTAAAATAGAAGCCAGTCATTCTCCTACAAGTTATTCTGCTACGGGTTTGCCGTCTAGTTTGAGTATAGACTCAGCCGGTAATATTGTGGGCAGTTTAACCGTGCCGCCTGGTAACTACTATTTTACCATTTATGCAACCAATGAAGCTGGAAGAAGTGAAGGTGTTCAGTTCCAACTAAATGTTAGTTCTTCTCCCATTGAATATACAATATACAATAAAATAGAATTCAGTCTTTATGCGTTTGGACCAGCTAATTCTTCATATTCATATTCAGGAACGCTTCCACCAGGGCTAACTTTTTACCCAACAACTCGTCCAATATACGGAGATTTGATAGTGGGTTATGTAAATTTAACTAGCGATGCTTCATACCCAATAGACATAACTGTTCACAATGGAACCAGCAGCCTAAAATATTCATTTCTTTTAATTTATGATTCTAATGCATTAACTATTACTAATAGCGGAACGGTATATCCAATAGTAATACCTGACTACGGTTTACGGAAATATACCAATAGCTCGCCATTACTCACCATAACCACAAATGTTCCAGCTACGTACTTTTACGGTAGTGGATTACCGCCAAGCCTAACTATTGATGCATCTACTGGGTGCATCATTGGTGGGCCTGTTACTACTGAGGGGTATTATACCGCCACGATCACGGCAAAAAATTCGAAATATACAGCCACTGCAGAATATTTTTTCAATGTGGAGAATAACGTAACCCGTTACCAGGCTGTGCACGGTGAGCCTGTATGTATACCGATAACAGCAGGTGTATACAACTATATTCTAAGTGCTGGTATTACCTCCGGATATTTACCTGGGGGACTCTCACTAAACGGACAGTCAGGTGTAGATTGTGGAATTTATGGTTATGTTTCACAGGGCGCCCCCTCAGGAACATCTGTAGTGACTATACGTAATAATTATATTGGTGGCTCCTTTAACCAAAATATTGCTATAAGTTACGTAGGAATACCTACAATAACAAGTATTGAAGTTGGCTCTACCCCAACCACAAGCACTAGTAGAGTTAACAGTTTTAAATTTAAGCCGTCTAGATATAATTCATACGGACCATACACTAAAGAAAACCCACTACTCACCGTAGTGGCCACAAATTCTCCAACGTCATTCATATATTCAGGATTACCAAGCAATTTAAGCATAGACAACTACGGAAACGTTGTAGGCATCCCATCCATTGTTGAGACAGACGCGTTGTATTACGTATATGTTGTTGCGGTAAACTCCGTTGGTCGTTCGGGAGAGTATTTATTTACGATCGATTTAACAAAAACAAGCCCAAGTATAAACTGGCAATCTCCAGGAGTATTGCTCTTTAGAGATACCGCGGAAAATGGAGATATATTCACCGCAACAGAAGGACATACCCCGCCGTATAGTGGAACTTTTGTATACTCAATTGCTCCTACAGATAGGTTTGATATAGGCTCGCAAAATTTAAGTATCACTTTTAATCCAACCAACAGAGCAGACTATTCCTCTCTAAGCAAAACGTTCTTCTATAACGTATCACCCGCCGGGTTTAGAATAGTGTGGAATCCTGTCATATCTACGCTAACAAACACGGAATCTATAGACAGCAGGATTCTGAATGCTTATGTTGTTTTAAATACGGACCCATCGTATCACCCGCAGGGTAGCTTTGAGTATACTATCTATGCATCTAGTGGAGCTACTGGCGTTTCGGCAAGTAATTATTCTCTCGATATGGGTAGCCCGGACATTCCAATTGATACAGTGGAGGGAGTGGTTATACGTCTTAAATTCACTCCAAACATATCCACACGGTGGGAGCAGCTCCCGCAGTATGACTACAGAAATGTATTTTTCAAGAAGGTGAACCAGCCATCAGACTGGACTCCAACACCTACACCTGAGCCTACACCTGAGCCTACACCTGAGCCTACACCTGAGCCTACCCCTGAACCTACACCTGAACCTACACCTGAACCTGAACCTACACCTGAACCTACACCTGAACCTGAACCTACACCAGATCCTGATCCTGGTATGGGCGAATAGTTAATATTAACGAGTTAATTATGGTATATTTTAATTAAATGTGTAAATATCAAATACTATGGCCATCAGTACACTAAATTTTTTAAATAAGAACCAGTTTAGGAGTTACCCACTCAAGGCCGGCAGCTCTTTAACTTCTATAGATGGCAAAATTATAAGCGACGAATTATTTGTGGGAGCAAGCATCACGACCACGATCAATAGAAAAAACCTGTTCATTAAGCAGGTATACATAAATGGTGCGGAAATAAGAGTTACCATAGCGGCAGTCCTACAAAATTCAAATTTTGAAACACTTGGAATATGCTATGGAACCATAGAGTCAGACTTTACGGTTTTAAAACTAACTGAAACTGCTATGTTCACGAGCGGTACGCTTATAGTAGGCACATTAGACTCTGTTATTTCTCACTCTGGAGTTTATACATTCGATAACACTAGCGCCAACTTCGAAGAGTCTGTCGTTTTTTATTATACGCCGCCCCCAGTAAAAAGTTTACACTGTAAAGGAATTTCCCTGCGAGGAAATGTTAAGTTTGGGGTTTTGTCTAATCTTATAAAATCAAGAATAGAAGGCTCCAATAAAATTAATTTTGGTGTTATATCCTCCGCTAGTGTTAATAGTTTGGCGGATAAATCTTCGGTATTTAATAATTGCCCAACACCAATAATAAGATATATAGATGGAGCAATACCGTTCTATCAGGCAGCTGATTCTGTGGATGCTCATAACTCCCCCAATTATCTTCCAGCTCTACAAGGTAATTTGTTTATGGTGGGCGTTTCCCCGCTATCATTTAAAAATCAACAAAATCTCAGTTCGTCACTGGGGCTAGTCGATATCGGTGGTATAAGCACAGAGGCAAAATCCATTACTAACGGCTCACCTATCACGCTTAATACTTTATGTAGTGCTAGAAACGCTGTACTTCCGCCAGTGGCGCCTATGTATATAAATAATGGCTTACTGGACGGATCATCCCCAGCAGCAGATGGAATTTCAAGTTATTATACTAAATCTAGTTACTACCCTAGTAATTTTTACTCTGTTGTAGACCCCGAGTTTACCTGGTGGCCTCAATTTTTTACTTATAGTAGTATTGCACCAGCCACCCCGATTACCGCGAATATTGGAGCTACTGGATTAATAGGCGTGGTGACACTCCCAGCAGAAACCGTGGTTAAAAAATACTCAATAGCTGTGGTTTTTGTGAATACTGGAGTAGCCACGTTAGACTTAACTTTGGTACTTACTAGAAAAGCTCAAGATGGCACCACGACCACATCCAAGCCGGAGGGTTTTCATAACATCATAGTTAATCCAAACAGCTCCATAATCGTGAGAACAGTTAACGACAGCAACTATCCAAGACATGAAATAACTGGATCTGGCTATCCAATACCGATGGAGATTGCCACAGGTGATACATTTTATGTATATTTTAATAATGTATCAGGAGGGGTCTCAACCCTACAACCATACCTATACTATAGATAACAATGTCATCATATACCGTACTATCTTGGCAGAATGAAAATGGGCTAACCAATTACCCATTTTCTAGCCCTATGCAAATAAATGATTTGGTTGTAGATGCTTCATTTATTCAGTTCGATAATTATACACCAATATTGAACAGCATTCTTGTAGGTAGAGACTACATGGAGTTTAGAATAACTTTTGATAACGGTGTAGTTTTGGCTAAGTATCTTAAAACATCGTACGACTCCGGGCTTAGGAATCTTAGATTTTATGACTATGGTGGAAATAGGTATCTTGGTTGTTTGACAATTGGTGAAGGTGCTGTAACTGCATGGACTAGCTATGTTGGAGAAAACTTGATTATTTCACTTCCATTTGTTGCGACAACAGTGCGAAGCATACCATTGAACGACGCGGTGTATAAGCTAGATAATTCCTATGGTACCTTGGTTTTAGGTGCAAACCAAGATATAGCGGATAGCTTTATACAGGTAGGTAATCTTGTGTACCAAAAATCTGCCGGAGGTAATACTGTTTTTTATAACACTTCGGTATCCCCGGCAGCGATTACATTTAACGCTGTAGGTAATAGCTCTATATCCGCCAGTAATAAAACCCACCCTTTAAAACAGATCAATCTTACTAAACCTATAGATAACAATATTACGTTAAACGGAAATGACATTGTTAAATTTAAGTCTATAAACAATCAAAATTTATCTATATATGTTACCGGCAGCGGAATATCAAATTCTAGCCCATTATTAACAACATTAGCCTTATAATATGGAAATAGTACAATGGCTTAACGAAAACGCCCTGAGGGCTTACCCATTAATAGAGGGTAAGACTGTAGAGCAAATACCTGATGGAGTCATACTAGACTTATTACTTAATATTTCCGAAGGCACAGATCCCGCAACAGCTAAATTAACCGCACTAGTTGTTAATTCTACAGATATAACTGTTATTTTTACAGATAACTTTTTTGATTATAATTATGCTGAGCATGGAGTCTCTGGCATTGATAATATTACATTTCCAATATACATAAGAAATGCTTCAGGCAGCCTAGTAGTACTTGGAGAGGACTTGAAAAAAATAACAAGAGGCACTGTATTTAATGTAGATGTCCCTGTTGAACCCGCCACAGTATACCAATTTAGTGGTGCATGGAATGGTGTTACTAGCATATCGGGAAATCCCAATTACCTTAGCGGTGGGTTCCAAATAGCCAACATTATGAACTATTCAGGACAACCATCAGTAGGGTACAATACCGTAAGTGTTGGCCTTGGTAATCCTGGGTGGGGTCCCCAAATACAAGCAAACCCACATAGTTATGAAATTGTATTTAATGGTGGATTAACCGCAGATATCGCTACAGCTTCAGGTAGTCCGTATCCAGGAGGCCGCTGGACTTTTACCGGTGAATGGCCAGCTAACTCAAATGGCGCCCCACTAACCATAAGATCAAAAAATACAGATTCATTTGCACCATTTCTCCCGCTACAGTCGGTTGACGGTGTTGGCTTGACTGGAGATATCGAATTTGTTCCTGGTTATAACTACGCGATAAATTTTAATAACAATGCGATAAATATGACAGTTGGCTACCGATTAGGCCTAAAAATGGATTGCACAACCAAATTTCTACAGGATAAATACCTGGATTGTGGGGATATCGTATCTTATATTAACGGAGTACCTCCGGATGACTCTGGAGTGTTTAAATTCACTGCAGGTAGCAATATTTATTTATTCGATGGTGATTCGGTACAAGAGCCCATACAGGATACAAACCTAGCCCCACCGTTGAGTGTTTATACAGATATATCAGGGGACAAACAAACAGGATTAAATAATAACACTATATTTGTAGGGTTGACATTCCTAGAGTCTGATTTATGCTCTCCTATACAACTACTACCCACAAATAACTAAAAATATGAGCGAAGCAAAAAAAAGAATGGTGTTCACTAGCGTAAACCAAATATTAACACTTATAAAAACCACACCCGCGCTACAACAAATGCCGAGATTCAGCGGGTTGAAAGATAACGAACTAAGTAAGACCCCTACAAACAGCTGCAATTGTGCAAGAAACATAGTAACTCCAGATGTAAACAAGCAGATATTGGAGAGCACGTTATCCTCTCTAAATGATACTGACTTCTTTACCATAAAGAACGCACTAGGGCTAGATGAACTGTGCTACTACAAGAGGAATAGTGCCACCAGTAAATTAGAGATGATTTGCATCTAGTTTGCTGATATACTCGGTTATATGAGTAATCCATCCCAGCATCCAGTATACTACATAAATTCTGCCGACGGTACGAGCTTACCCGTACCATTAGACTCTATTGACGGCACTGTAGAGCCCAGACATAGCATAATCAGGGGCAGGAAGAACTCACCACTTAGAGAGTATACTTCTCCTATTGGGTTTATGGGGTTTCCTGGCGTACCATACGAGCAGGGAGTACCAAATCCCTCAACGTATTCTCAAGGAGAGGACGTTGTTTTAGACGCCATGCTTTACTATAAGGGAGAACCTGTTAGCGAAGAAAAGTATAATATTACTGCCGTTGTTAAGTCTGACCCTCATGCCCTAAATGCTATCTGGACAGGTATTGTTGATAATGGCATATACAAGGGAGGTAAGTCTGGTATTTATGAGATATGGATACCTAGCGCGAATACCTCCAAGATGTTTGCCGGTTCATACTACCTAGACATTGTTTTAAAGGAACCTGTGGGTACTGGGATGGGACCTAAAGATAGAACAATTTTCGTTGCTAGCTATATTTTCAACATAGTGTATAGCTCAGCCAGTCCTAATCCGGAGAGTGCGGATGTTGGCGATAATCAATTAAATAGAAGCACCTTAAAGCCATCTTGGCCCCCAGTGGCGGACACCATCGGAACATCATCTGTACGTTGAAATTTAGGTAATATCTTCAACCTGTACCCCCCAGGCTAAATATACATTCTGGCTGGTATAATTAATTAGATGGCAAGTTATATCGCTGTCTATTTTTTAACTATGAAGATAGCCAAATATTTACGAAGGATAGATTGGACGGCAGATAGTAGGTTATATAGCTTATCCACCAAGTTAGATGGACATAGCTATATAATCGTTACTGCAACAAAGTCAGATTTCTCAGAACCGGAAACTTTGATTTTCGGTGCAGATGAGAGAGGGAACCCAATAGATTTTGAGGAATTACCAGGAACAGGAGTCGGAAGCATTAATCATGACGCAGCAATAATAAAGGCGGGATATACTCCGTTTTACAACTAACCCACACAAAATACATGAGCCACGAAATAGTAGACAAGTTGATACAGGAAAACACAGATCTCAAAAATAACTTAGAGGTACATGCTAACATGGCGGTACAGCTTACAGTAACAAGAAATGAGCTAATGACTCAACTTGAGAAGCTTAATGAAAAGATTAAGGTACTGGAGAGTCATCCCAAGATTGTAAAAATTAATAAGAATGATGATAGAACATTCGTAAGCATCGACGACTTGTTTGAGATCCGTAGATCAGATAAAGCAGAAATAAAGAGACTCAGCCAACTTTTAAATGGGTGTTAACCCCCCCATTTATAATTATGGTTTTTTGCGGTATAATAAAATGTAACCACGATTTGCTGGGCTCTATTAATTTAGGGTATAGCGGCAAATCAATTGGTTGACAACCCCACACACCCAACAACGTGCATCTTCTTCACAGAAGATAGCATGTTACATTTAGCTTTTTGGGGTGCACAGATCCTCATATTTTGAAACACTGCCTGAATAGGGCGCAGGGAGAACCTGCGACTACACATACCCGGTTATCTGTTTTCATAGGGACTATGTGGGTTGCAACACAGGCAGTGTTTCTAACTCGTCTATGCGAGTATAAATAGCCAACTAGGCATAGAGCGTCCCGGCTAAAATAGCTGGGGGATTGGGCGCAAGAATGGAACGTATCGTAATTAAGTTACGCTCCCCTAATAGGTCAATATGGTATAACCCATATTTGGTGACAACCTCATAGGTCTCTGCAAAGACAATGAACAAATCACCCGCCTCGCTAATGACAATTGCAGAAGTCTTGGCAGGAACGCGCCCCGAATTTAAATAAGCTTGTGAGTAGAGCGCCCGGAGATCTGGCGACACGGTTAGTAGATTGATTTTTAACCACACGCTGGTGGTATTTAATCTGCTAAATGGTGATGATCACACAAACTTATTTTTAACTGTCCCCTCCCCTAAACCAAAACACCAACCATAACCATAAAACAAACATGGCTAAAAACGTAGAAGTAATAGATTGGGCTTCACCTGCCCGTAAGGCAAAAAGAGACAATGATCTTTATATCAATAGGGATCTCAAGAAGCTCATGACATATCGTGAGTATAGAAATCAACCAGTTAATGTTTTATCATTACCTGCAGAGAAGTGGCTGTGGGAGAGCCAGTTGATTCAGAACTTCCCTAATAATAAGATTAACTTTCTAGGCACAGAGTCAAATCCTGTAGTTTATAAGAAAGCGCTAGAAGTAGCTACCACGATTAATGGTAAAAACGTAAAAACAGAACTACTACCCAACAAATGGGAAGAAGTGGTGGTTAGAGATTTTAACTCTAGGATGTTTAATCCCACAGATGCTGGTTTTGACATCATTTACGGGGACTTCATGGGTACATTTAATAGAGGCATTATAGGCTATATAGAAGAACTATTGAGTGATACCGAAATGTTAAAACCTCTTGGTAATATTATTTTTACATTCATGCTTGCTCGTGGATGTAAATATACCAGAGAGGAAACAATAAAGATCGGGGAGAAATCCGCTTATAGACATCAGCTCTATGTTGATGACGATAAGATGTGGCTACGGAACACCAAAAACAACACCTCAAATCTGGTACATACATATGCTCTGGGCATTATGGAAACAGTTGTGTTAATCGCCAAGAAGTTTGGTAAGGTATTAATACCCGCTAAACCTCACGTTTATTATAGCCCAGGAGCTAACGGAGCAGAACTTCCAGAAGGCAGCTTTTGCTTTACTAGGCTTAAATAATTTAATACACTTATAAAAATTTGGGGGCGTTACTGGCACTCGACTCCAGAAATAGATAACACACCTACATGCGGAGGATCTCAGTTGGCCTCCTTAATCATCTGGGAAAAAACTAAAAGCAGCCTCTAACGAGACGCTTGCTCCTAGCCTCGCCGAGGCAGACGCCATTCTTGCAAAGTTTGGCTATGCTGACGCTGAGCTCCTCGCTGCCTAACCGCAGCGGAGAAATCCGCTAGTTGCAATAACGGTACAAGGACGCCCGATGCCATGTACTTCAAACGGGTACCTCGATTATATTGTGAGGGTATAATTCATATATGCACCAATTGCATTAAGTTGGGAATCTGAACTACGCATTTACACATTATTGTAGTTCTTATATTAAATGTGAAAAGCATGTACACGGTTGTTTGAAATATCTGGAACACAGGGGTTCGAATCCCCTCGCCTCCACCAATTTGAATGTCGAACCCCGCTCCCCTCTTGTCCAATACCATGGACTGAGGGGAGCAACATTTTATCCGAGAAATCCCATTGCGATAAGCTGGCAGCACATTAGAGCTGATCCAGTGTGTCAGAAGAACTCGTAGACCGAAGACGTTTTGGGCGAATAGGTCAATTAATTTTCCTCCTAGGGTGAGGTCGCTCCCCTTGCTCATAGCTTGACGAATACTGCACGACTACAGTTATCGTTAAAGCGAAAGAGACCGCAGTTCCCTGCACGTGTAATCCCTCTATTATATCAGGCATGAGTAATAAGAAACATGACTAGTCATCATGGGGGAGAGAAGCTAGCTGCGGGTGGAGGAACACTTTTTATCCCAGTAGTTGTATATAAAACCCACACTGAGAAGCACGTCAGCCGCCGTGTGTATACGTGGAAATCCTGAAGATAAACGATACATCCTCTCATAGGCATACAGGTGATGAATGTGAGAACAAAGGAAATCAACCATCTAGGAGCTACAACTACTGGGAAAATTTGGTAATGTATTTTATCGGTTAAATCATTAATGTTACAGCCGTCTGTGGCCGCGAGATATCATATCTTTCCCGCCCAAAAAAATAACAGATAGAATAATTCAAAGGGGTCCAAACCTGTAGATTTATTCTAGCACTATAAAGTAACAGCCATTAACCATTTTCTAAATCTGACACACTCAGGCTTGGGAGCACTGGTCCGGCAGTGACTAACACAATCCGGAAAATTTTATTTGCCACATAACCTATATAGGTCTATTGTGATTCTAGCTCAGGACAACCAAAAACCCTCTGGTATTAGGCGTATGCTCCAATGGCACGTGGAGTATTTTAAGTCCTGTCCTGAGCTCTAATTTTTAGCTATCAACATAAAGCACATGACACACAAAAAAACCACAGTAGAAATTCCACAATGGTGGGAAGCAACAGCAGACAACTATAATGATTTCTGGAATATGCAAAGGGCGTACAGCCTGGCAGGATTAAACACAAGCTATAAAGAGATAGCCCAATACAACACTCCCCCATATTTGGCTATATTTTGGGTAGGTAAACGACCTGACCAGGTTATTGAAAAATATTCCGAGAAATCCGTTTGACAGGGCTGCAATACTAGCTTAGGGTCAAAAACCATGAGTAAAACTACCACACAAAAAGAAAGCATCCTAGAGGAAGCCCTTCGTTTGACGTCTGGTGATCGTCGTAGAGACTATGACCACCCAGCACCAAATCACGAAAGAATATCCACACTATGGAATGCTTATCTATCAGTTAGAAAAGATCCAGAGGCGGAGATTTCTGCCTACGACGCAGCAATGATGATGATGCTACTAAAGGTGGCCAGGGATGTATATACATCCAAGCGCGATAACTTCGTTGATGCTATCGGTTATATCCGTTGCGCAGCTATTATCGCAGGATACGAAGAACAATAATTAACCAACAATATAAATAAAAATTTGATCTGACGGTATGGAAAAGAACATACATTTGCTACGCGGTAAGTTGTCCGCAGCAACCCTGTGCTTCTGGAAATTCCGGGGGCGAGCTTGCAAGCCGAGGGAAACCAAAACAGTGATGGAGTAGTGACCATCCAGATCATTAAAATTAACACATAAAATTATGCACATTTGGCAAACCAAACAAATTACTAAATCCCTTCCAACATGGGACGTTAAAAAAATGATGGCCAACAGACCCAAGGGTTTGAAGGATGACGAATGGAAAGAAATGGTGTCTAACGCAAAGATGGAAAAACTTATTGTTTTAAACCAAGTCCCAAAACACCTACTCAAGAAAGATCCTAGGTTCACCCAGGATAAAGAATAATATGGGATTATTTGATACCATTATAGTAGAAAAAGCCCTTCCCCTACCCAAGAAAGCCAAAGAAGCTTTCAAGGGTAAAGATTGGGGTAAAGTAGATTTCCAGACGAAAGATCTAGAGGAATGTATGCAAACATATTACCTCAAAAAGAATGGTGATCTTATATTAGAAAAAATTGAAGGAGACTATGAAGAATTATCAGAAGAAGAGCTTAAAGAAGCTAAACAGAAGTATAGTCCAGGGTATTATCCTGCAATTAAGTTCACAGAGACCGGCAGATCTTTAGTTAAGCAGAAAATTACCCAGAGCGTTAATTTCTACACAGGCAGAGATGATAATGAAGGAAATCAATGGTGGCTAGAGTTCGTGGCCGTATTCGACGGCGGTAAGTTAGCATCACTTAAAGCCCATAAAGTAGAGTTAACCAGAACAGCTGCCGAGGTTAAAAGAGCAAATGATGAATTCAGAGCTAGACTAGAAGCAGACCGAAATCATCCATGGAACAAAACCAGAATGGCGCTAAACAAGGCATCTTTTGGATACTGGGGAGCTACTTGGAGGTTCATAGCAAAAACCTCAAGAAAAGCAGGTCAAGGCCTAGACAAGCTAGGATTTTGGATCTTTAGAAATATGTAATATGATTTTTGACGGCAGCATCATAAATACGGCCGGACCCTTCCTTCCTTTAGCACCCCTCACAAAGGGTATTGTTAAACAGGTAGACTGGCGTGGTCGGGTAGAAGAGCTCTCCTGTTTGGCACACTATAATAGTGCTGAGTAACTTCTTTAACCATGGTAACCCGGATGCTGAAAAGGTTCTGCAGAGCCGTACCGTCAAAACTACTCCTGATTAGCTCAATGGTAGAGCAGTGAGCTGTTAACTCGCATGTTGTTGGTTCGAGTCCAGCATCAGGAGCCAGATTTGAGATGTTTGGGTCGCTCCCAACTGAAGGGCAAACGCAGGATCAGGCCAACGAGATACAAATAAACCCTGCACAATTTTAAATTACCCTGTGGTGTAACGGTAACACTTTAGTTTTTGGCACTAACATTCATGGTTCAAATCCATGCGGGGTAGTATATAATAATTTATCTGGAGTTGTAGCTCAATTGGTCAGAGCACCGCCCTGTCACGGCGGGGGTTGCGAGTTCGAGCCTCGTCAACTCCGGATTACATTTTAATGCACGATTAGCTTAGCGGTAGAGCAGGTCCTTTACACGGACAAGGTCGGGGGTTCGATTCCCTCATCGTGCACCACGGGGGTATAGCTCAGTTGGTAGAGCGTCTGCTTTGCAAGCAGAATGTCAGGAGTTCGAGTCTCCTTACCTCCACAAATTTAATGGGTAGATACCGAAGCGGTCAAACGGGGTAGACTGTAAATCTACTGGCATTAGCCTTCGAAGGTTCGAGTCCTTCTCTGCCCACCAATTTTGCTAGATCAGGGGACAAGGGGCTACATGCCCCGTTCTGTAAGCTGTATACAAGCGACAAGGACTTACCCTGATCTGGCAAATACTATAAAACACAAACCATGCACATATACTCATCTAAAACAATTCTAGCATTCTCATTATTAATGTACTTTGCCATCTCATTCTTTGTAATGATGAGCTGGTTTGGGATAATGAAAATAAGTTCTTCTATATCATATGATACAGCTATGAAAGAAAATAAAGCTAGATTAACACACCAGCCCATTAAGTTCTAAAACTATGACTACCAAAGAAAAGAAAGTAGACCATTACAAGGCTACAGAAAAAATGACAGAAGCGGAATGCTTGAAGTATTGTAAAAAGAAAGCCGCAGAGGACCTGGAGTTATTTCCTGACCTCACATTTGACAAAGAAAAGTTAATATCTGGATATATGGGTATGTACTACAAGCCCAAAAAAGCCGTAAAAGATGAGAGTAAAGTACCTCAATAGACTAGAGCAATTGATGGTTGGGAATACATTATTGTCCAAAAGCTATTCATATAACCTCATTAAAGATGCCAAGGCAGCGGTTAGATTCGGAGCTAAGGCGTCAGAAAAAACATTACTAGGGGCAGTATATATTGCCGCAGTAAAACAAAACTAAACACCAAAACATAACACACATATGGGATTAGATATGTACGCAAGAAGCTACAAGGTCGTGGATACCCTTGGTGGTATAAGAGTTAAACCAAACAGTGATATTAGTGAAATACACTATTGGGAAAAACATCATGACCTACATGGTTGGATGCACAAGCTATATCTGGAGAAAGGGGGAACCAAAGAATTCAACTGTGAATATGTAAATCTAGACATGGAAGATCTGGACAGGTTAGAAAAGGATCTCAAGATGGAAGGATTACCTCCTACCACAGGATTCTTCTTTGGAAACAATCCTCCTGATGAAGATTCATTAGAGGATGACATGGAGTTTATCCGTAAAGCCAGAGATGAAATCCGTCAAGGAAGGCTAGTATATTACTCTAGCTGGTGGTAACATGCAGCTGTTGACTCTGTCCCTGCATCCATAGTGTGAAAGTTTAAAAAACGTTAGCACTAATGCTGGATGGTGTGGATCAGGTGGCCTCCCCTTAAAAATCCTCACAATTAGGGGGAGGCTAACCTTATTCCGCTATGATAGGAACCTTGTACGAGGTAAGCTGTATCATATTCAATACCTGTCGGACATATCTTTCGTTAATGAACGGTATTCCCATACCCAAGGTCATAAACTGCTTTCTAATTCCTTTAGAGAACAGATGTGAGCTATTGAAAAACTTATCGCTCATTTGGAAGGGCACAACGCTATTTCCATGATGAATCATACCACTCCAGTAGAACGCTTCTTCATTATCTTCTGTCTTTTTACGGATTTCGTTAATTTCTAGTGCAAAATTTGTAAGTTGTTCTTCCTCACGTTCTTTAACAAGAAAGTATGAGGTTCCTCTTCTTACGAATGTTTTACCCTGCACAGTGAATTGCTGCTCTCTGGATTCTCTCCAGGAGCGCATCAAATCCTCTCCAGAGCGCTCTCCAAGCTCTTTTACCTGCTCATAGGATAGGTTTGCCACATAGTGATGAAGATTAGTGGTTCCCTCTTTGCCTATGAGTAAATCCATGGGGTTTGTTTTAAACTCCGACCTTTTTGCCTCACTCCATATTTTGATTAGGCTGGACGTATCAATACTATCAGATAATTTGATAGGTTGGTTCGTCCACCAATCAGCCTTGTAGTTCCAGGTAAAACCGGATCTGATTTTTAGCTCATTGAAATCTCCTAGAACCTCAGAGCCAATTTTACCATACCAACCCATTTCGGCATTCATATATAGTTTTTCCCTTTCGGCTGGTGTTTGAAACTTAGCCAGCTCTAGAGAACAAATATGTTTAGGAGATACAAATGAAGGTATGAGCAAAACCTTCTTATACTTCTGCTTAGGGCCCAGATTCAATTTAGGAAAGGCCTTAACCACATTTTCTGTGAGGTATCCTACTTCGTTCTCTAAGAACCCCGGCATACCTCCTACAGTTAATATATCTTTAAAATACATTACTTTATCCCCGTGTCTTGCTCTATGGTTCTTGGCTTCCTCTTTAGAGAGTTGCCATGCCCCTTGATACTGGGCGTGTAGATAATAGTTATTCCATAGCTTCCTTTCTGCATATTCAGACCTAGGAAGTTTAAAATCCAAGCAGTCATCAAAGTTATCTAATACTGTGGTATATAGGGTAGGCCAGTCCTTACCCTCAAAAAAGTCAAACACAGTACCTACAAAGTTAGAGGTTTTAGACCTTGCAAACCAGCCAAAGACTGGTATTCTTACAAAATCGAAATCATCCACTTTCAACCCCAGTTTGGACACTAAACGAGGCAGATTAATTTTGCTATTAAAATCGTTGATATTCATGCTAAAATAAGGTAAATATAAAATTATGAGTTCATTAAATTTTGACCAATCCACCGACTACTCCAATAAGGAGCTTTATCAATTACTCCGCGTTGCAGAACTTCCTGAATATGTGAAGACCGCTTCTGTGGATGACTATGATACCCTCCAAGGCCTCCCCAAAGAGGCGTTTGCGGATGAAGATCGTAGGATTTATCCCCTGAATAGTGCTGCCCGTACATATGTGAGTAATGCTTATTTCATCAGCAAGAAAGCTGATATAGAAAAGCTATACGGTGATGGGTATGTTCGTCAACTAGAAAACAAGATTAAAGAGGCCGCTGAGATATTCCAAATTGAGGAAGATATCAATAGTTACTCTAATGAGTTCACAAAACAGGCTAGCTCAGATTATCCAGAAACACACTTAGGTAACTTTGAACTTGCCGGTTTGGGTGCTATGGATCTTTATCCTGTTAAAACCGCAGCTGACCTCAGGGAGAATATGGACCACATTGTAAACAACATCCATAACTATCCATTTGAGTGGAGAACCAAGCTAGCAGAGAATTCCGTTAAGGTTGCCGGTGAGCTAGGTGTGGACGAGGTTCCTGATCTGCTCCTTAAGTATGCCGGTTATTTCTATCCTGACTTTGCTGGTTTAAAAACAGAAGTCTGGAGAAGAAGCACAAAGCTCAAGCAAGCAGAGCATAAAGAGATGTATGAGAAAATCTCTGCAGATATCGAAAACATAAGCTCATCAGAAGAGGTTATGAAACTCGCAGAGACCCTAGCCCATATTGAGAATATGGAAGGTCTATATGATAATGTTAAAGTCGCACAGGTTCTTCGTGACCCTGTTGACATGATCTTCACGAAGAGCATAGAGAAAGTTGCAAGTGATCTTAACTTTGTTGAGGCTCACGGCGACAAGTATCTCATTGATGACCTTCAAAAGGTAGGTAAGGACAAGTATGAGGAAGCTTTTGGATTCGACCTGGATCCAGCAGATTCCACAAAGCTTGCAGAAGTATTCCCTACAATGCCACGTTCAGACATCAAGCTGTTCGAAGAGATCTCGGGTATCCGCCCAGTATAAAAAAGTAAAAAAATAAAATAATACCTCCCACGCCTCTCACTGAAGCGCACCAGGGAGGTTTTTTATTGTACACACAATATGAAGTATGAGGTAAAGGTTAAGAGAATATATACTACTATTATATCCGTGGAGGCTGATGCCCCCTGGGATGCAAAAGACAAAGCCGCCGAAATACTACGGGTAGGTAAGTACTCGGACGGATCACAAATACCTACATTCAAACCAGAAAACACACTCCCACAAGTAGAGTGGGGTTTCTGGGAAATATAAACACACAACAAATGGAAGCTAGAATTAAAGTACTTTGGAATGACTGCGGACATGTTCGTAGATGGGGAGCAGACGTATACAAATGGAGCTGGAAAAACGGACCAGGTCTTGCAGATGTTCTACATCAATGCAGAATGGAGGGTTACAACACTATGGTGCACGCTGATCCTCAGTTATGGCACAAAACCTTCTTTAAGGCTTATTGCGAGGTTCATACTCTATTAGATAAGCCATATGTGAATAACCAAGAAAATTACGAACCCTCTGAGTTTGATCTGTGGGCTAGAACTTCTGCACGTATTTATTTCTCAACCAGAGATGCTGCGGAAACACCATGGACAACCAACAGGGTACAGTTCTACGACTATGTGCACACCCCTGTAGAGCACGTGGTATGGGCGGCAGCAGCAATTAAAGCAGTATACGATCAGGGTAAAGATTACTTTATCTTGAACCAGGCCTAATCTACAACTTGCAAAAGATATGAAACATTGATATCTTAACAAGAATTAAGATTTAACGCAGAGTAGAGAAACGGTATCTCGCAACGCTCATAACGTTGAGACAGCAGGTTCAACTCCTGCCTCTGCCAAATCTAATAAAACCTAAATGAAATCCTCTAAGGAAATATTAAAAGATCAAACTGCTCCGCTAATGGCTTTGGCCTACGTTATACAGGAGGAATTTGGCGTGGACTCTTTCACCTGGGAACCTCAACTTCTCAGAAACGAGCTAGAGACTAAGTATGACATAAAGATAACTGATCTGCAGTCTGATAAGATTCAGGCTGTGATTGTTATGTTAACCACAGATATGTATGAGACGGATGTACGAACATTCGAAGTACTCAACAGTTTAACAAATCATAATCATCAAGATTTTGAAGATTTTGAGCCCTCAGAAGCAGAAGAGATCGTTATTGGAATTACAGAAGCACTATTGCTTAAAATGGAACAGCTAGAATATAGTGACTCTGTTAAAGCTTATGCTGGCTGGGTATTTCATGAATACGGTTTTTGCAAAGCTCCTGATATCTTTCCTAATGCTATCATGCCAGAAGGTTTCCCAACCGACGGAGATGACAAAGAAAAAAATCTGGCGCTAGAAGAAATATTTAATATGAAAATTGATAATGTGACGAAATATATGACAGACATTAAATAAAGATGAAAAAAGCACACACAGACCTATTCGACCGTCCGTCTGGATTAGGTGACACTAGAGTAGAATACTTATATAATAAAGAAAACGGAACATTACCATCTAAGGTATACGTTGGAGATCCGCTTGATTTAGAAAAGACTAGCCAGTTTATATCTGATAATTTTGATCCATTAAATTCAGAATTTGCGTTTAAAGGGGGGAAACTATCAGAATCAGGATTCTGGCTAGGTAAAGGAGAATATCTGGATATTATTCTTGAGGTTAGCGATTACGGAAGATCAAGAGAATATCTGCCGTACATTAGCGAAGAAAGTTATAATCTTAATAAACCTAAACAAGTAAAAACCTGCTCTGTTCAGGCTTGTGGTGGCTCCCCTGAAAAACTAAAAAAGTTAGGTGAGGAGTTGTCTAAGTTCAAACATGAAGCAGAAGCAAAGATATACCTATTAGTAAGCGAACATGGGGATACAGATTTACGGCCACTAGATGTGCCTGTAATAGACACTAACCTTGATTTGAATTACGGTACTGAGTTTAAAGAAGTACATGATAGTGTTATAGACTCATTAAAGAATAAATCCTCTGGTTTATACCTGTTTTATGGGGATCCAGGCACAGGTAAATCCTCGTATATCAAACATCTGCTATCAACAGTAAAAAATAGAAAGATTGTTTATATCCCTATTAGCCTTATTGATAGCCTGACATCGCCAAACTTCCTGCCGCTGCTCATGAGTAATAGGAACATGATTCTTGTTATAGAAGACGCAGAAAAGGCACTATTATCCCGGGAAGAAGATAGAGGAAACTCATCACTGGTATCAACCATACTTAATCTTACGGATAGCTTTATAAGCAGTACCTTGAATGTAAGTATTATTGCTACATTCAATACCAAAAAGGAAAATCTTGATAAGGCCTTGTTAAGAAAAGGCAGGTTGAAAGTCAGTCATGAGTTCAAGAAATTATCGGTAGAAGATAGTCAGAAATTAATAGACTCTCTAGGTATACAACATACTGCAACAGAGAGTATGTCTATTGCTGACATCTATTATTTAGACGAAGATAATCGTCACAAAGAAGATAAAGAAGAAGATAGAGTTATTGGCTTTGGTAAGGCTTAAATAACATCTCTTGCACTACTACTTGCGCCCTGGAGACTAATATCTCCAGCGGCCATGTAGGCGGCGCAAACAGCAAACACAAGACTGTGCATTGCATCATCAGGCTGGTTAGGGTTGTGGTTATAGAACATTTCCTGACCGTACATACCATCCTTTACTTCTACATAAACATTTAATAAGTCCTGCATATAGTCGGACACATCCTCCCAATTAGGGAACAATATTTTACCTGCCTTTATTTGGCGTATAACTAATGAAATAACATCAGATCTATGTAGCACCCAGCGGTTTTGCCTCCAATCGTAATCTCCCATATCAAAATACTGAATAACTTTACTTCTCCTATATGTTGCTAATTGCGAACGTGTAGGGCTTGTTAATTCACACAGTTTAATTCCTCTGATAGGGTCAGGACCGGAGTCAGCCACACAAAAGGCATTATAATCATTAGCTAACTCTGAGATGTTTCTAATATGCCCTTCATGATCAAATCCATTGAATATCTTTACATAGAAAACCTCAAACACTCCATCGTTTCTCATGGCTCCTGCGGTGCATATAGTTCTGCTTTGAACCATAGAAACACCCCAATCCACTCCAACCGTGTATATCTTATACATCGGCCGGTTCTTTTCATGAATAAGCTTTTGACCATTACTATCCAACATCTTACCTAACACACAAACACGACGAAGTTCTTCTTCTGTGATGGGTTTTGTACCCATATCAAAAGTAAGCCCAAACACCTCGTTCATTATCTTTTTATGATCGTACTTACCACTAGTACATTTTTCATAAATTTCTTTCCACTCTTTTTCAGTTTCATTAAAGAATGGCAGTATAGGCTGGGCTAGATGATAACCAGTCATCAGGAAGTTAGTAGGATTTCCTGCCGCCCATTCACCATCTCTTGCATTAATAAGTTTAGAACACTTAGAACAACTCAAACCGTGCTCCAAAATCATTTTCATTGGGTCATTACCCTCTGTGAGACTATTCCAATGACCACATCCACAGCGCATCATCCACTCAAGCTGATTCGTTGTTTTCCATAAACTATGAATAGTATTCGTACTATCCAAAGGAGTACCTGCAAAGATCTCTCTTTTGTAAGGGCTCAATGCCATAGTTTCCTGGATAATAGGAATCTGGTCATACATCATGTCTTGCACCTCATCATAAACAATACAATCAACCGCAGGTCCACGGACTCGCGTAGCATCATCTTTAACATAACGAAACAAGATACTGCTTCTGGTATCGCCCATAATTTTTTCAAACACATCATTCTTATCCCAACCTTTCACCAACATATTCTTAACCTTAGGGCTATCAAACCTGGGTGGAAGGTAATTACTAGAGAAATACTTAACAGTTAATTCCTGAGGGCCAATATAGAGCATCTTGTAGTAGTTCCATCTCAACATATTCAAGCACACAAAATTACTCAAAAGTGTACTCTTTAAAGTTTTACGACTACACTTAAGGAGCAGTTTCTGTGGCATGTGGTCATACACATGTTTAAGCATCGGGAAATCAGTTAAATCTTGAAGCCTCCCCTCATTATCGAACAAATAGTTCTCGACAAAATGAGAGGGCGGAAGTACCGAAAACATCAGCTGTCGAGCGCGAAAAACAGCATCCTTGGTACCAACCTGGAAAAGTTTTTCTATAGTATCTTTGACATCAGAATGGGACATAGAACAAGAAAGAAGTTAAGTAAAAAACCGCAACAAGGCAATAACTTTGTTGCACTATATGATTTTACATACAGATCATTAGATTCGCTAATATCCACCCTAACACCTAAAGTGAAGGGAAATAAAAAATATTATCCAATCTATGGAAAGAAGTAGTGTATAATTAATTAATGAGCAAAACAGCAATATATTATAAAGTTAGAGACAGACTTTGCGGCTATGTAGAACCGATACTAAATCCGTTACTTAGTAAGTATTATACAGATAGCAGCAAGTCTCAGCAACGCAAAGAGTTAACGCATATTCCTGAACCTCCAGTTCAGAAACCTATGCAACAACCACCACGACCTAAAAAGGTATAACCCTTCAAAACAACACACACATTGAAAAGAAGAAAAAAGAAAAAGGTTAACAAAAAAATAATTAAGAATGAGACTCCTCCCGTTAAAAGAGGTAGGGGTAGACCTAGAAAAGAGGTTAAAGCTGTAGAGGCAACTCCGGCTAAAAGACGTGGAAGGCCACCAAAGGTTAAAACACCATTGCCGGCTCCACTTAAGAAGGAAGACAAGCTAGCAGGGTTTAGAAGGCCCGTGAAGCTTGCTATAAGAAGCAAACCTGCAATGGGGTACAATGACACCCCGCAATCTCCTCAGGAGCTACAGATAGCCTCACACCCATTATATAATGGCTCTGTGTGGTTACTCTCCAAGCTGCCACCACATGAGGAGGAGTATATTAAGAAAATGGCTAGAAAGAGAGGCACCACTCCATTAAACACTATTATGGAGCATATCCTTGATTTCTTTGCCATAAGAGGCACAGAACTTGGTCAAGCATTAAAAGAAACACACAAACCCGTATAAAATGGAATTCACACAAAAATTCAAAAACTATTACAAAGCACACTATCCTAGCCTGTTCATCCTAACCCATGAGGAGGAGAGGGTAGTAAAAGATATCCTGGAGCTATTCTCCACGGATGAGGTAACAAAGATACACACCTGGGATGCCCAACGTGGATTGGTTAATCTTAAAGATACAAATCAAATTCACCCAGAAGGGCTAAATAACAGCACAGAGCTTCTCAAGTATCTACAGAGCTACAGAGAAGAGGATAATATCTTTATCCTAAAAGACTTCCACCTTCACTTCGACAAGGTGATTAACATCCGCCTGCTCAGGAACCTTTGGAATATTCTAAAGACCAAGGGTAACATGTTGGTTCTTGTTGGCCATAAATTCGCAATACCCGCGGAAATGGAAAAAGAGATTCAGTTGATAGACTACGATCTCCCTGGTGCAAAGAGCATAGAGGAGCGTCTAGCGTTTATTATTGATTCTGTTAACAAGGCCCGGGAGGACAATAAAATGGACGCCCTAGTGGTTCCTGAAGAAATCAAAGAAGCGGCAGTAGAAGCAGCCAAGGGTATGACCTTTGGTGAAATTGAGAATGCTTTTGCTATGGCATACACCACCACGAAGAGCTTTGAACAGCCATTTGTGGGTACGGTATTCGATGAGAAGATTCAGCAGCTGAAGAAAAACGGACTGCTAACCTATATCCCATCTGATATATCGTTTGATAATGTGGGTGGGCTTAACGGCTTAAAGCGTTGGATCCGCTCTAGGAAAAAGGCATATTCACAGGATGCAAGAGACTACAAGCTACCCCTACCAAAGGGTATATTGCTGGCCTCTGTGCCTGGTGTGGGCAAAACTCTTGTAAGCAAGTCTATTGCTAAGGAGTTTGATTGCCCATTGTTCCAGTTCGATATGGGATCTATATTTGATTCTCATGTTGGTAACAGTGAGCGTAATATGCGTGAAGCCATCAAGGTCATAGAGAGCATTGGAAAGTGCGTTATACTTATTGATGAGATAGAAAAGAGTCTCAGTAAGGATGCAGTTTCTGGTAAGGGTGACACAGGTGTAAGTTCACGTATCTTTGGTACGTTTCTTGGTTGGCTCAATGACAGGACTAATCCTGCGTTCATTGTGGCAACCTCAAACGATCACACCATACTCCCAACGCCACTTATTCGTAAGGGTAGGTTTGACCAGTTATTCTGGGTTGACCTTCCTAGCGATCAGGAACGTCGTGAGATATTCAATGTGGTATTAACCAAATATGGCCGTAACCCCTCAGATTTCGACCTAAAGAAATTTGTTGTTGAATCAGATGAATTCACAGGTGCTGAAATTGAGGATGTGGTTAAATCTGCATTGTTCAGGGCATTTGATGTTGGTAAAGAAATATCCGATAAGGATGTATTAGCAGAGTTGGATGAGTTTATTCCTTTTGCCCATTCGCACGAGGAAGATCTTCAGACCATGCGTAAACAAGCCCGCGGCAAGCTAGTCATGCTTAACGATCAGGGCGAAACCCAAACAATAGAAACCGCTATGCGAAAGCTTAGCATCTCAATGGAATAATATGGAAAGAGAACACAAAATATCAGACACACTACAGCAGTACTACGACAAGGTATTCCAAGATGGAAAGCTTGTGAACGTACACATAGCAATGTGGGGAATGAGCTACAGCCTAACGGAAGAAGATATCAAATTAGATAACAAACTTCCTGAGGTTATTCAGCTCGGCAAGAAAATGCTTATCAAGCCTGCGGTACATAACCTGTTCCGCAGTCTACAGGCCAAGGCCCGTAACTACTTGTACGCCAACTCATTCCAGTTTCCACTGGTTCCTCAAGCACACTTTGTCCCTAAGGCAAGATATGTAGAGGTCTATCAGAAGCTGAATGAGTATAAAGAAGCGTTCATCCAGATGCGTGATGAGTTCATCGAGAAGTATCCAACCTATAAGGAGGAGGCTATAGAGTACTACAAGCAGTTTGCAGACCAGATCAACGTTGATGATATGGAATATCTATATCCCAGCGTTGAAAACGTGAAGAGCAAGTTCTCATTCGAGATTGTATCCTTCGAGGTTAAACTGCCTACTGAGTTTGCTGACATTGATATTCATACTGAAATCAATCGTGAGCAGGCTGCTGGTGAAGCTAAACTTGCGGCCGCACGTCAGTACAAGCAGGAGTATAAGAACCAGTTGGATACCCACATGGGTAAAATCAACGAGTTCGTTGGTGATGTTATCAACACCCTGCGCAGCAAGGTGGTAGAGCATTGCTCTGTTGTACTTGGTAAAATCTCAAAGAAAGAGGTTGTTTCCGAGACCAGCATCAAAACACTCATGAAGCACATCAATGAGTTTCGTGATCTTAACTTCATAGAAGATAAGACCATAGAGGCAGAGCTTAGTAAGGTCGAAAAGCTCCTTAAAGGGGAAACAGACTTTGCCAAGGATAAGGATGCAGTCAAAGAGCTGCAGGGCGTGTTAACCAATGTTATCACGGAAGCCAAGAGTATGACCGACGTGGCCAATATCTCTGGTGAATACTTCCGTAAGCTAGAGGTATAATATGTACGAGGGAGAAGAAACAGTAATGAATATTCCCTCTTTTGATATGCTCTGGATCTCCTTTAGGGGGGATCCAGAGGGTACCTTTAGCTTGATAGTTCCGTGTTGCGAGGTAATCAACGGAGTAATAATAGGAATTACTCAAACTGATATCATTGTATCGCATAAAAAAGAAAACATAGAACTCTCGCACGGAGAATTCAAGGAAGCCATAGAATATGAACTCAATGACGCATTGGAACACCAGGGGTTCAAAAAGAAGAAAATAACGCGACTTAGCGTTCAGCCGGCAAAAACAAATGACGTTATACAAATACTAATAACACAATGAGCCACTCAGTAAAAATCAAAACAAAGTTTAAAAACAAGAGATTACTTTTGAGTACTTTTGAAAATCTCGGATGGAAAATTGTCGAGAACCAGAAGTGCACAACATATCCCTCCGACCCTAGTAGAAACGATGTTCATCAATATGTAGCATTAAATCCTTCTCCTCGAGGATATGATGTGGGAATTGACATCAATAGTGACGGTGAAGCAGTATTCACCTGCGACTTCTTTGATAGCTCTATAGCTAGGCAGTTAGGGCAGAATCTAAAGAATGTTAAACAGAATTATTCATTAACTGAATTAAAGCAGTTCATGAATGAGGAGGATCTCAACTATCAGATAGAGACCCTAAAGACAGGAGAACTCAAAATAATCGCAACCAAATAACCAAAAACACATATGACAACACAGGGATTTGACTCCATCAAGCAGCAGCTAGAAAGATCAATCGTGGAAACACTCTATCACGATTGTCAGCCGTATCCTCCAGCAAAGGTGTATGTTCACAACTACAGCCTGCAGGCAGAGAAGTCACACGGTTGGGCAAGGGCAAAGGTTACGTATGTGGTTTACTGCCCAGGAGAAAAACTCCACACGGTAAACATCCGGTTCCAGCATGACAAGATGGGCCGGTTCCTCATGAACACAATGCAGTATGTCTAAAAACATCACATTCATTATTGATAACAATGGTAATGTGAAAGTCGACAAGGTTGAGGGATATGGATCAGGATGCCTTGAGGCTACAAAACTCATTGAGGATCGTCTTGGTGGAGCCGAGGAGGGCTCCAGAGAGATGACAGAGGAATATAATAAACCCATTGAAAACGGCGGGAATACTATAGAGTTATGAGAAGCGTTATCTATATAGACAAGGAAGGTAATCTTTCAGGTCTTTCTGATAATCTATTCGACAAGCTGGCTGCCCTCGGTAGGAGGGCAGTCATGCGGGTCTCTAACATTGAATTCAATTCAAGAATTCAAAAATGGCAAGCAGTAGACCTTGATGGAAACATCATAGGCACACACGAGTTTAGAGATAAACTTATAGAGATAGAACGAGATTATCTAAACACAAAAATAGAGGAAGACTATGGAAAGAATCAAAACCTGCTTTCTTAAAAAAGCGGAAATATACGTGGGTAATGTAACTGAGGTGATGGCCATAGAATTGGTAAAGAATAGCAATAACATGTACTATGTATTTGAAAATCTATTCCATACCAAAACTGGAAAGTACAGTAAGGCAGAAATAGCTGCGGTCTGGATGGCTGATTCATTAGCCTTAGACATTTACGAACTTGCTGTAGAAAACAGGACAAGTGGTGAAAATTCCGACGGAGGATACGCATTTGTACAGGATGGAGATAATCTCACGGGATTATCACATCTACTTGACTACACGAAAGAATACGTGGATGGTTATAACGCAGGCACAATCAGTGAAACCCCTAAAGTGGTATTCACAGAACAACACAGAAAACTAGAAGTATGAAATTCTTAGCAATATCCGATGAACATCTGGGTAGCAAATTATACAACTTCCCAGAGCTAGAAAATGATTGTAGGGTAGTGTTCACAAAGGCCATAGACACAGCCATAGAGCTGGGTGTGGACTACCTTGTTAGCATTGGTGACTTGTTCGACAACAACAAGCCGTCTTCAGAGACAATAGACTTCGTGTCTGGTGAGCTTAGAAGGCTTCGCAGGGCAAATATAATTCCATTGGGTATTGCTGGAGATCACAGCAAACCTGTGGATGGTGTTACTTGGGAAAAAATCGCAGGATTTGATCCTATCAACACAGAGAGTGAGTTCGTTGGAATAGATTATAATGATAACCCTCAACATGTTATAGACCTGTTGAATATGGAATTAAACAGCAGACCAGCAAACTCTGTTAAGTTTATTTTCCTGCACCAGCAGGTCCCTGAGTTGTTTCACTTTATATCAGAGAAGAAGAAAGTATCTATAAAGGATATAGACTTCTCTAATCAATGCGGATCAATACAGGCTATATTCCTTGGAGATATTCATAAACGTCTAGAGATGTGGTATCACGACCCTGTGTGTGACCGTAAAATCTTTGTAGGTTATTGCGGAAGTCTAGGAGTCACAGCAGCTGATGAAACAGAGAAGGACGGCATGTACTATTGGAATGGTGATAAGTTAGAAATAGTTGAGTACCAGCTACCTAGGAAGTTTGTTACCTTGAATATTACAAAAGACAACATAGATAACTTCTCTCCGTCCCTATATGCAGAATATGTGATGAGTGAGAATAAACCTGTGTTTCTTTGTAAATATACCCATGAGGTATCAGACCAACTAGACAAGCTCCAGTTCTTGTACAAGATTGGCATGGTTAAATTCACTAGAGTAAAACTAGATAAAAATAATCAGGAAGAACATATCAATATAAGGTCTGAGCTTAAAACCGCAGATCGTATATTTAATGTTCTTCACGAACTCACAAACGGTAAAGATGATAGCGATATCATATATAACACAGCAGTAAAATTACTAACAGAGGATGACACGGCGAAAGTTCTGGATAGTCTGAAGAACGAAATTTTACTACAACAACCAAAATAATATGGACGAATCAACAACATTAACTAAAAAGATCCTGCCCAGCAAAGATGTATATATCCAATTCACAGAAGAGGAGGTTGATCAACTTGGCTTAGAGGCTGGGCAGAATTTCAGTGTTGAGTTAACTCCTGATGGACATGTGCTTATGAAGCCATACGTTAAACTAGAGGTGGACTTCTCTGAACTCCCTCGTGAGATCCTAGAAAATATTATAGCTGAATCCTGTGACAGGGATATTAGTGCTAATAATGTAATTGTGGATATGCTCAAGGCCGGATTAGACCGCCTTGAAAATGAGAAAACCACAAAAGACGGTGAAGAAAATAAATGAGTCCTGAACTAGAACAAGTTTTGGTAGATACTTATCCTAATTTCTTCAGAGGTAAAAACGAACCACTCACCCAAAATCTCATGGCCTTTGGCTGTGAGTGCGGGGATGGGTGGTATGAGCTTATAGACACATTCTGCAAGCTGGCTAGTAATAAATTGAAGCACGCCAGGTATATAAGATTAAAGCCCCAGTTTAAAACTCCGGATGTGGAATTTGAAAAATACATAGCTCCTGACTTCAAGTTTATTCAAGTAAAGGAAAAGTATGCCACAATAAGGCTATACTTTGATATTACTCAACCTGAGGGAGATAACAAACACAGGCTTAATGAGGCAGACATATTAGATCGGTTTGGTGAAATTCTAACAACAATACATGCGTTCGAATATTACACAGACTATCTATCAGGCAGAACATGCGAGGAGTGTGGCAAGCCTGGAAAAATATACCAGGGCGGCTGGTGGAGAACCCTATGCCCTGAGCATGCCAAAGATAGCAACAGATTAGAAGACGAAGAACTACCATAATGGAACTTAAAAAATTAAACCTAAAGAACTTTAGAACACACCGTAAGCTGGAAATTAATTTCCAGCAGGGTATTACTGGAATTGTTGGCACTAATGGTGCAGGCAAGTCTAGTATTGTGGAGGCTATAATATTCCTCTTCACTGGTGAGGGCTATGGGTTTAAAGCCGATATGCTTTCAGTTGGTGAAGAATCTGGGTATGTTATAGGTCACATAGACATAAATGGCAAAGAGGCAGTATTAGAGCGTCACCTAGATACATCTAAGGTGGCGTTCAAATATGATGGAATAACCTACAAGAAATCAGGAGAAGTAGCGGAGATTTGGGATAAGCTGTTTCAGATAGACAAGAATATCTTTAAAAATATTGTTGTGGCTAAACAAGGAGACATAGCTCTTCTTTTCTCTGGCGATAACAGTACAAAGGAAAAGATATTCCAAAAGATCTTTCTCGTTCCTAACACCACAAAGGTAAGGGATGCGATATGGAACAAGTATATCAAAACAGCTCCTCCTGAATATCCACTGTTAGATGAAAATCAATATACTGCAGAAATATCTGAAATAACACAAACCAGGGATAGTGTGCAGGCAGAGCTAGTTAAATTCCCTGCCGGGTTATCTGATACTTATGCAAACCTGATATCTAGGTCAAACTATCTAGTTTCTTGCCGTGCCGCTGTGGCTAAGAAAATAGAGATAGCGGACAAGATAGCGGCCCTAGAAGCTAGAAAAGAAGAAGTTAACAGCGAGATATCTAAGATAGATGCAAAGTTAGCCACTGTGGATATAGCGGCGATAACCTCCTCCCTAGAGAAGCTAAAGCTGAGTAGGCCACTGTACGAGAAGAAAGTAGCATTGGAAAAACAACTATCTGAGCTGAATACCAAGAAACCAGTAGAGCTCACTGAGGCCGACCTCACAGAGTTAGACAATTTGACTAGTCAGAGAGGGCTACTACAAGCTAGTTATGATGCGCTCTCAAAAGAGTACAATGAGGCAACTCAAACAATTCAAACATACAGAGAGAAGGGTTTAGTGGATGTTGATAACTGTCCACATTGTGGGTCAACACTCAAAGATATGGGAGAGTATATATCTCACTTGTCTAAAAAGGTAGAAGACCTGCAGGATAAGATAAAAACAACGCAAACCGAATTCTCAAAAGTTACCACAGATATATCAGACATTGAGTATAGGAAAACTACGTTTAACGACTGGAATAATGATAACAATAAAGTCCTGGCCGGATTAGACCCTATAAGGGATATCTCTTTCGACCAGAACGACTATGAGATTTATTCTGCTGTGGTTAGTCAGTATAGTAGTTTCGTAGAGGCTAAGAAAAAGCTAGACTCTGATTTAACCGAGATAGAGCGTAGTCTGAGGACACAGAACATGAGTAATATAACTCTAACAACTTACGACTATGCCAAGATCACTATAGAGGTAGAAGAGGAAGATATTGCCAATAAGATAAAAAATATAAAGGCAGATCAGGAAGCACAGCAGACAAAACAAAATGCATTATCTGGGTATAATAATCTACTAACCCTCAAGCAGGAGGAGCTAGACAGGAACAGCAGAACCAAAGAGCAGAACAAGATTAGAAATAAGTACGTTAATATACTTAACGAAATCTATGAAATGCTAGCAACTTCTCAGTTTCCTAGAAAGTTAATACAAACATACAGCTCCACGGTATCAGAGTACTTATCAGAAAATCTAAGGCAATTTAACTTCCCCTATAGGGCAGAGGTTAATGATAGCTTTGGTATAGATGTATTTGATTACCAGGGTAGAAAACTACCGTCTGTGTCTGGAGGTCAGGAGATAATGGTTGGCGTGGCGTTGAGGCTCGCCCTACACAGTATGTTCGGTGAAGCATTTCCTATGATGATATTCGATGAGGGTTCTGTGCACCTCTCCCAAGAGAGCAAGAAAAACTATTTCGAAGTCATCAAGAATATGAAGAACATGAGCAAACTGAAACAAATAATAATTATCGATCACGACGAGGATCTCTCTGATGTGGTCGACAACACAATTAAATTATGAGCGAAGATAAAAATGAGCTTAAACAAAACTTAATATCTATTGGTATTTCATTACTATCCATAGCTAGTGCTGCATTAGGTAAGGATAAAAGCGAGACACTAACAGATATTGCCTCTTCTACCTCTGAACGGGTACTGAAAAAGCAAAAGACTAATAACAGACCACCTAAAAATAATAATGGACGATCAAGAAATCCAAAAGCTTAAATCTTATAGTTTAAGCCCTGTTTGGAGAACTTGTATGTTCTTGGCTATCATTATTAGTTTTATATTGGACAAGCCTTGGATTAACTTCATTATAGGTGGTTTAGGAGGGGTTCTACTCTATCCTATAGTGGAGAACTTTCTCAAAGACCTAATAGAAGACTAGAATGCATATAGAAATCACCAGATTCGATGGAGGTCTTAGGTTTAAACCTATTCCGCCATACCTAATGAAGTATCTCAGGTACCACCATAGGGAAATGCAGTCATTTAACTACAAGAGAGAATGCGTTTTCGTTGAGAAGATGCTCTACTCTGTGGATAGTGACGGATACGCATTTACCCTCCCTGGGTTCTTCTATCAGATTACCGTGATGATACACAAGAATCACGATACCTATCAGGTGACGGATTTGCGCACACCGCTACCTCCTATAGATTGGAATAGAATAAAAGAGTTCAAGTTAAGAGACTATCAGATACCGCTCGTAGCAGACCTTGTATTAAAGGGAGCGGAAGATAGTGGCGTTATTAATGCTGCAGGTGGTATTGGCAAGACACATCTTGCTGCTATCACTTATGCTGCATGGAATGGCTTGAACACGATATTGGCAATTCCTCTAAAGGAGGTAGTCAGGCAAACATATCAGAAGTTTAAAATATTCTTCCCGGAGAAACATGTGGGCTTGGTAGGCGATGGAAGTCATGATATTAGCAATGATATCACGATAACCACGTTCAAGAGTCTGAAGAGTTGTTCCCTGGAAAAATGTGAATTACTTCTGGTAGACGAAATGCAATCCACAGGAAGTCCTACTTTCAAGAATTGCATGGAGATATTGCGACCTAAAAGGATGTTTGGTTTTAGTGCTACCACAGACGGCTTGTTTAACAATAGTGACAAGCTATTGGTAGGGCTGTTTGGTGAAGATCTCATATATTTTCCATATATGGATGCAGAGGAATCCGGTGCCGTTGTTCCTGGTGTTGTTTATATGCTAAACATGCCCAGGGACTACGAGTTCAACCTGTACAGCTCTATAGAGGCGAAAATAAAGCATGGTATAAAATCCTGCGTTGTTCGTCACGAAATGATAGGAGAAGTCTGCAACAACATCCCAGAAGGATGGCAGACAATCATATTTGTAGACCATGTAAAGGATCACCTGATTCCATTGTATAAATATCTCCCACCAGGAACAAAATATCTACACAGGGAAAGCAGCAAAAAATCCGTTGGTACATTCGCACTCACAAACAAGCAACAGAGGGACACAGCCACAGAATTCGCTAATAATGAATTCCAAAGGTTAATTGCTACTGATGCCTTTCGTGCTGGTGTGGATATTCCAAACTGCCGCGTTGTTATACAGGGTGCAGGAGGTTCATCAAAAGTAGAGGTTCTTCAGGAGGCTCTTCGAGGAAGCAGAATATTAACACAAGAACAAAAGGAAAAATTCGGATTAACCGATAAAACTCACTTTGTTCTGGTTGATTTCATGGATAACCATGATCCTGTATTAAACGGAATGGCTAAAAAAAGAATCCAATACTATAAAGAACAGGGTTGGACAATTCATGAAGTTGACAGGGTTGAACAGATCGACTGGCATAATACCGGCGAAAAAAAGCAACTCAAGTAAACTTCATTTGACAATACGGGGTGTGGTGGAGTAATTTCCATCACACCCTTTTCAAACACACAACATGGTAAATACCTACGTACTCAAATTATTAAAAGAAAGATTTGGAAAAGCCAAAGGAGTAAGTGGTGGTAGTTACAGAGTTAATTGCCCCACCTGTGAGGCAAAGAACGCTAAAAAGATGAAGCGTTATATCTCTCCTGGATGGGCGGTTAGTAACTGCTTTATCTGTGGTGAGCTATTGAAAGTAAGCGAGCTACTCAAGGGAGACAACTTCAGTTTTGAGTCAGCAGCTCCTGAGACAGGGGTTAATGATGAACAAAATTATCCATATGCTAAAACTCCTCCATATACAAAGCTGCAGGACTTTAGTTCGTTAGCAGAAGATCATCCGGCTATACAATTTCTAAAGAAAGATCATCTTACAAATTTTAATTACTATGCCTCTATAGGTGTAGGATATATACCTGCAGACGGGGGCACAAACCTAACGTTCGACTCAGGAACAAAGATCAACACAGCAGAGAGCATACACTTTCCTATATTTCACAGGGGAGAATATGTTGGCTGGCAGATTAGATTTATCCCAGGAACTTTCAACGGAGACCGTTTTCAGTTCATGAGATACCTTCATCTTTTCCCCAAAGGCAATTATTTATTCAACTACGATAATGCCAAGCTGCATCATCCACATGTTATTGTGGTTGAAGGAGCTAAGAAGGCATTAAAGGCAATGAACGCTGTTGCTACTTTAGGAAAAGGTATATCACACACACAAAAACAGTTGATTCAAGAATGGAAGAAGATTACATTGATCCTCGATGGCGAAGACAATACCCAAGAAAAGGCCAGGGAGTTGGCAGAAGAGTTTAGGATCAACGGCCGTCAGTGTATTAATGTTGATCCTAGAGATTATGGCTTTGATTCTCCCGATGAAGCTACAACAGAGGAATTAAACAATATCGTCACATCATTATGGAACAAATAGGTAATCCACAAATTCAAGAATTAAAAACTCGGATAGAGAATGAGTATGTTCGTTTACGTGGCTTGGTGCAATCCCACTACTTATACAACAGTACTCCTGCCCACGATAAGGCATTCAAGAAAGCTGCAGAATTCTGCAAACTTCAAAGAATAACACCAGAGCAATATGCAATGGGGTTGTTTCAAAGCCTGAGTGGTCACCAGGAAAATTTCTATCCTAGTTATTTTGGGTCGGCTTCTGGAAATCAGGCGGCACTCACATATAGCAAGGAATATTGCGTACACCCATCAGATCTATACGAGCATCAGAAAGAAATGCTTAGGAGACATGTTGTTGACTTAGGAAAAGATCCTATAGAGACATTATTGAACCCCAGGCTGAGCTTCTATGCTTGGTTTAGGATACTCGCCACCAAAGAACCGGTCCCTGAAATTATCAGGTTATATAGTGAAACAGCGAAGAAAGAAGCTTCACCTGAGCTGGTTGCCTTTCTTCGTGAACAAAACTTGTCGGTTAATAGAATAATATGATTAATGATATATATCAAGACGGTGACTTCATGGAGTTGGTTATAAAGCATATCGTAAGAGATGCAAAAGTATTCAACCTAGCCAAAAGCTTAAAAATAGTCCCAGAAGATCTAGGAGGTGTGGATGTATACAGAGCATTCATACAAATAGCCCTGGATGTTAATGAGGCGCCTATCAATCCTAAGCTCATGCTTATCAAGTTGAAAGAGGCAATTACTAATGGCAAGATAAGCCAAGGACAGCAAGAGCAGATAGGGGATTTTCATGGGTATATCTATAATGATGATCCATTGAATTCTGATTATATAATAGAGCACTTGCCGAAAATGTTAAAAGCCAGAAGATTTGGGGCTATCCTCAGGGGTGATACCAAAGATGCTGACTCAGTAGCTGCCAGTTTGAACTCATTAGTATTTGATTTCAAAAATGCATCTAGTAATGGAGAAGAGATGACATTCAATCCTTTTGAGCGTCCTATATTCGCCGAGCATAAGAAAACGTTCCCAACAGGATTCAAGGATATCGACGCTATAATCAAGGGATTAGGTGTACAGGAATACGGAATAATCCTTGGTTATTCTGGTGGGGGTAAAACCGCAATGGCAATACACTCAGCAATAGAAGCAGCAAAGCTAGGTTACAAGGTTATGTTCCTAAGCATGGAAGAACCAAAAGAGCCTATATTCGCCAGAATATATGCAAACTACTTTCATGTGAGCTATTCTGATCTACACCATGGAAAAGCTATTGCTCAGTCTGAGGTAATGAGTAAATGGCATGATATGACTAACGACGAGAAAGAAGTGATGGCGAATATCAGAGTTATTAACATGAAAGATAGTGATGTTGAAACCGCCAAAGATATAGCAAACTTCTTGGACAGAGAAGCGGAAAAGTCAGGGTTTATTCCTGAGGTTGTGTATATAGACCAGATGGACTATATGGAACCGTCCAAAACCTACGATGCTCAATGGCAGAAATACGAGACTATCTCTTTTGAGGTAGAGGAGCTTTCTAACCATCTAATCCTAGGAGAACATAAATTCTCTGTGTGGTTACTTCACCAGGCCACAGGAAAAATGAAAGGACACTTCAGTAACGCTGAAATATCCGGATTCAAGGGTGTTATCAAACCTGCAGATATAGTTGTTGGTATAGGTAAAGACAGCCCAGATGCAAAGATAGCAAATATCTTTTCTCTGAAGTCTAGACATACCAAGAACTTCTTCGTACCTCACAGAGCCAATATGGAATTCATGAGGTTTGATACCGCAGATGTTGGAGGAGAAGCAAGAGAACAAATCGAACTCGAACTTGTGCCTAAACTCACAGGTAAGAAAAACAAAAAATCAAAACAAACAAGTTTCAAGAACATACCTGAAAAGGAGGAGTTACTTCCTTCCCCTAACGGTAAATTCATGTAATGCAAATACACTCCCAAGATAGTATATTCTTTGCTCTTGGAAAAGCTAACCATACAAAGGACTATATTGTCTTGGGAGTCTTTGACTTCTTGGATAATGAAGTCGTAGGGAAACATCCCTTCGACATGAAATATACGTTCGGAAAGTATACATGCTTATCCAGGAGTTTTGACGCGGTTTATCTAGTATCAGCATCTTATTCAGACGCACACGGAAAAGATCTAATAAGATTCTCATGCCAGTTGGGTAGGGATGATTATGAAATCATTTCAGAAAGAAAGATAGGTGGGTTATTCATGGACAGCTCTGATGAGAGCATGAATGTAAACTATCCTAGAGTATTCGATAGCTCTATAGAGCCCCACTTATGCCTAAAGGTAGAAAAAGGCGTGGTGTACGAGAAAACAGAAAATAAATTCACAGGAGTGAGCTGGAGAGAAGCAGGGCTAGATATTACTAATGACGTAGGAATATTTGGAAATATCATGCTTAATCTTTTCGGGGAACTACCAAAACAAGAAGATTACGACGAATATGACGAATAGTGAGAAAAGACAACACACGTTCACAGTAACAACACCATCTTGGATGACTGCTCCACATACCACAGTACACTTCAATATGTTTACTGACGCTACCCTACCCGAGGCCATAGAATCATTTGAAAGATTCTTGTTGGCTCTTGGGTATAGCTTGCCGGATGGAGCACATCTTGGATATGAATACCACGAACCATCCACAGGTATAGATTTAGAAAAATAATAAAACACATGAGCGACACAAAAGTAGAAGTAAAACCCAGAGGAGGACCCGGGGCGAAATATATGATTGTATTCTCCCATCCCACCAAGGACGACCTTCAGGTTGCTCATTTTGGTAGGTCTGGGGGATCAGCCAATGAAGTATTAGATGCCCTGGAAGAGGCAGAGATACCAGTAGAAGAATGCTACTTCACTGCTATGGTAAGAAATGGCATAGGTAGCAAGCCAAAGCCACCAGCAGAAGATATAGAATTCTGGAGTGAAAAGCTGGATAAGGAGATAGAAGAAATCAAACCACAGCTAATCATTAGTCTAGGCGCTGAAGTATTCAAGAGAATCATGAAAACCAATATGAAGGTAGGAGACTACCTCGGTGAAATCATAGATTCCCCATACGGTAAGCTACTAGCTAATTATTCACCAGGAATGGTCACGGTTCAGGATCCTACAAAACGTCCTGAGTTTAGAGATATATTCATGCTAGCCAAAAAAGCAGTGGATAATAATCTCCAGTACCAAGAGTATACATACAAGATAGTGGATAGTCCTGAAGAGAATATAGCCATACTAAAAGACTATATATCCAGGGAAATGTTCTCTATTGGTTATGATGCTGAGTGGTATGGGAGTAAATTCACTGATGATGAGGTGATGTATGAGTTTCAATACTCTTGCGAAAAGCATGTGGCCGTGGTTCTTAACATATCCAAGGATGGTGTGACAGAGAACCGTGAGCTACTAGATACCATGAAGCTTATTCTAGAGCATCCTAAAGCAGATAGGCTAGGCTGGAATATACGCGCTGACGATATCAGGTTGACCTATAGAGGGTTTAAACTAGCGGATGAGACTCTAGGGTTTGATGGTATGAAGGCAGTGGCTTTCTTTGACTCTAGAATGGCCAAGGGCCTAGAAACAGGCATTAAGAAGTTTACTAACTATGAGCCATACTATGTTCCTTTCTATCGTAAGATGAAAGAGCATAAGTTGCCAAAGGCAGCATTAGCAAAGATGAAGTTCTTTGAACCTGACACATATTATCATTATTGTGCTGGTGATGCTGTGGCTCATCGTGAAGCGTGTTTAAGAATGCGTGAGGGTTTCCCAAAAGAGCTAAAGGGTTATTATGACGGTGTTTATCTACCTCTCACAAATTACTTCCTGGATATGGAGCTTACCGGCATACCCATAGACCTTGATGTATTAAATGAGATCACTGATAAATATTTGAATAAATATAACAGCTTGAGAGAGGAGATGGATACCTTTATGGATAACCACTTTGGTATCAAGGGGTTCAATCCTAACTCTTCACTGCAAAAGAAAGAATTCTTATTCAGTACTTTGGCGTTACCTCCTGCATACTATACAAAAGCAGGAAAGTCACCAAAGCCTAGAGTATGGTACGAGAAGCAGAGCCCCCAAACACAAAGGCTATTCTCACCTAGCACAAATGGTAAATCCCTATCCACCATCAAGTTCGAACTAGAGGAGGATATGGAGGAGAACGACTCTGAAGATCTAAAAGTCAAGCACAAGGCGGTAGAACTATTGTTGAATATTTCCAGAATAGGAGTATTCGCTACTAAGTTCTTATCCAAGAAAGGTGTGGTCATGGATGAATCAGAGTTAGAGGATGGCGATGATGATGAACCACTAAAGCAGAGTTATTGGGCGGCGATTGCTAATGACGGAAGAGTACATGCAAGCTTCTTTGAGCTTCTTAAAAACTTCCGAGCATCTAGCTCTCCAAACGTCCAAAATCCTGCATCAAAGGTGTTGGCTCACATCCCTAATATCTTCGTGCCTGGTTATTCATTAATGACCAAGGACGAACAAGCTAATCACAACAGTAAGCTACCAGACAACATCAGGAATATATTCTACTCCGGTAGTCAGGATTATCATTGGGTAGAGCTAGACATTGCAGGTGCAGACCTTGCAATTATGGCATTCCTTAGCAGGGATGAAGCGTTTATCAAGGATATCAGAGCAGGAAATTTCCATCAAACCAAGATGCGAGAATACTTCCAAGACCCTGGGTTATCCAAGAAAGATGTTTCTAAATATGTTATCGCAAAGAGTATCACATTTCGTGTTTCTTATACTGCAGGACTGGACTATGCCGCAATTCCTATTCAGGCTGAGATTTACGCTGAAAACGGACTACATGTTCCGCTAGAGCTGATTCAATATGCTTTGGAAACCTGGAAGAGATATAGTACATACATGGGGTATAGAGAAGAATGTAATGCTGAGGTTAACGCTTACGAAAGAATATCTAATGCCAGAGGTATGCAGTTATCATATGAAAAAACAGACAATTTCGGAATCAAGGCAGGTTGGCTGAATGAGAGTTTAGCTTTTCCTGTGGCTTCTGAATTGGCGTTGTTCATGTGGCATGCTTCTGTGAACATCAGAAAATTCCTAAAGAGTGAGGGCCTCTGGATGAAATATATTTATCCTGTTAATGTGGTACATGATGCTAACTACTGGATTGCTCACAAAGATCTTATGAAAGATAACTATCTTCCTGAGATACTAAGACATGTCTTCTGTGATTACACAAGAATCGCCACAGGAGATAAACTAGGTTGTGAGTTAGTTGTTAGTGACAGATGGAAAGGTAAGAAGAAATTCTTCGAGAAAGAAACAGTTTGGAACAATCAGACCCAATCATGGGACTGGAGCCATTAATATGCCAATCAAAAGAAAAACAATATACACAAGCGAAGCCGATGGAGATTGTCCTTGCTGCGGGAGCAGAAATGTTTCTACGTGGGAGGGTACAAATGACAAAGGCAAAGAATACCAAGTTACTATGTGCAACACCTGCCAATTCGAAAGTTTTGGCGGGTATGTAAATAGTAGGGAGGACATAAAAGAACACACATACTTCTAATGCTAAACAGCCTATTAAGCTTTAAGTTATCAGAGAACAGGAAAACAAGGTTTCACAAAAACCATAAAAACACATTCGGACTCAAAACCGGTAAACCAGAACGAGGAGGTACTTGTCCAGGAGCCACAGGTGGAGATGAGGGTTGTGAGGATGTTTGTTATGCTTGTACCACAAGCAGGATATACAAGAACTATCAAAAGGTGGAGGATCACAATACCAACATCATATTGAAAGCTGATTATCCTCTTATGGTGGAGATAATAAGAAACACAGTACTGAAGTTTTTATTGGGCGGTGGAAACACCAAGCAGTTCTTCAGGCTGCATATGGGAGGAGATTTCTTTAACGAAGTCTACGCAAGAGCTTGGGCCCATGTTATGAAGGAATGGCCGAATACTAGATTCTGGGGGTATACCAGGTCTCTATTCGCCATACCTATCCTAGCAGAGGTTAAGAACTTATCCATATATCTGAGTTGTGACCCTGTTAATATAAAACAAGTTCTAAAAGCATACGAGCCATACAGGGATTATCCTAATGTGGCTATTGCTTGGATGGGTGATACCTTTCCAGAAGAACTTTTAAACGATAGAGAGTATCTATCTTGTCCTGCTGTTAACAAGCAGACCAAGAGTACAAAGGATTACGGTGCCTGCAGTAGATGCAGGGCATGCATTGACAGACCCCTTAAAACGGGTAAGTTGAGGCATATACAATTTCCTATACACAAATAGGAATAGCAGAAAACAAAGTCCACCCATATGGGCCGGACGCAACAAAACAGCACACATGAAAGTACCTATAAACACAGCAAACCTGAGAACAGCCACAGTCAACGGACACCCCGCATATTGCGTGAGTGATCTTGTTGAACACGCCGGAATGACCCCTGTTAATGCCTTCAAAAAGGAAAACGCAATCTTCACAGAACGCGTTACCATTGATGGTGTTACACGTAATCGCCAGTTTGTGTTGGCCAATAACGTGCATCTATACAATGCATCTTGCGGTCCAACACCAATCAAGAAATCCGCAACCACGGCGGGTTACACCTTCAAGGGTGTTAACTCTACCCAGGGCGCGAGTCTAGAAGCACAAAAAGAAATCCCTCAAATCGCAGCGGATATTCCAAAAGCTCAACCAGTGATGCCAAAGCTCACTGTTGATGCCGTGCGTAGTCACATCACATCACCTGAGGAAACGTTAAAGCGTAATCTCAAGGATGAGATCAACAAGTTGGTCCACAAGGAAGCCATGCGCCAGATCGAGATGAAGGGTTTAACCCCTGAACAGGTTCAGGCAAGTGACCGTGAGGATCATCGTAATACCTACAAGGCACTCTATGCACAGTTTGATCGCATTATGCGCATCGAGCTAGGCAAACAGGGTTATACTTTGGAGGAGATCGGATTGGGTAAAGCTAAGAACTACTCTGGAAAGAGCTATATCGATAGGATTATCGATGCAGGCTATCTAGAGAACCTACACGTCGTTGCTCAGGCGCTTTTTGGGCAGAAGTAAGTTAGTAATTCGGTAAACAACACAAACAACAAACAACATATACACATATGGACAAGAAATACATCGTTAAAATCTCCGATAACACCGGACACACTGAACTCGCTGACCAGACCCTGGATCAGGCTGTAACCGCAATCACCGAAAAGGTGGCCTCACACGCCCACTGGGTATGGATCGACGGTCAGCTCTTCGAGTTTGATGGTGGAGAAGTCACCTCAGACAAGAACAAGGAGAAGCTCGCTCTTCGTCTTGGTAAAGCTGAGGATACCAACATTGTTCTTTCTGGAACTCTTGTTGGCGGCAGCAAGTAATCGCCGTTAGGCAATAATGTTGTGGGAGAGGGGATTAATTTCCCTTCTCCCACTTCTATTTTAAACAACTAACCATATACATACATGGAACTATCTATTAAAAAATTTAAATCATACATTAATTTATTCAATAAGTTAAAAGCATTCCCTGCGGAGGGTGCTGTGGAATTCGAGAGCGACTGGCAAAAAGTGAATCATGGTAAGCCATTCCCATATGATAATGCCTACACCATGAAGATTCACAAGCTGAAGTTCAAAACACTTCAAGCTGCATGGAATTACGCCAAGGTAGCACAAATAAACACAAACGGACTAGAGCTTGGAAATTTGTTCGCAAATAAGAATAACTCCGGAACACCAGGTCATAAATTCTATGATTCCCTAAAGTATGGAGAAGCTGAAAAGAAGGGAACTGCTAAAAAGATAAACAAAGCTAATGGCCCTGAACTTGCCAAGCGGTTCAAAACCATGAGATTTATTCCAAAGGACATGCCGGATACAATCCGTACTCCTTATGTTATTCAGAATAGCCCACTAGAGGTGATGGAGGGTAATCACACCTATAGGATTGTTACTACTGCCCATACAAATAATAAAATACTTGTTATAGGGCGTGATGATGACGCTATATATGATTACCTAGATAAAGGATTCTTTATTCTGGGATTCTCAAATACTTCCCTATCAGGTAAAGAGGAAAGATATATTGTTATAACCAATGAGCTAGATATACACACAATGCATATCTATCTGCTGGCATCACTACATCCTAAGCTATGCACAATGCTAAAAAATAACAGCTTTGTACACTCCACAGAAGCGCAGATGATGCGATTGAAAATGGAGAAGAAGCTACCACCTAAGCTACGTGGTAAGTATGATGAGCTCAGAGGGTTCATAGAGAAGGATTATCAAAATAACACTTCTCTGCTGGTAATCAATAAGTTAAAGGCCGGCGAAATTGAAAAGGCCAGCATCAACAATATCATGCTTACCAAGAAGTCAGCTGTGTATGAGAATATCAGCATAGAGGGCGATAACCTACTTGATGTGCTATACGAAAAACTCAACTTTGGTGGTGAGTTTGACATCTATACCATCATAGAGACTTATACAAATGCCTTTGAGGATATAGTTGACGCCCAAGAAGTTAACGATGCAACATACACATTCCCATTGGTTAAAATCAATGGATTTGATGTGCAGGTTACCAAGAACAAACATGGAGCCAGAAAGATCAACGGCAAAAGAATCAATGCTGTTGAGGTTCAGCAGGTTATGTATCGTGCAAGCTGTCATCACAACCTAGATGAATATAATCTGTTTGTGCGAAGAATCAGCAAAATGAGCATACGCTGGCATGATGCTATAGCAAATGGCTTGCCTGTTAAAATGCATAGCCTTATAACCCGTGAGGAATATGACAGCCCTGAAGCAAGCTCTGCTGCTCCACCTGTTAAGTTCTGGATTGATCCTGCTGCAAAATGCATCAAGATCAGGGTAGAGGGAGATGATGGTGGTAAGGTTAGTCTTGGTAAATTGATTACTAGAATTGATACAATTAACAAGAAAACCAATGACCGTTGGAGTAACAAGGCTAGCAAAACCCGTAATTGGCGCTGGGCCAGAGAAGAGTTAGCAAGAGCCATCAGGGATTGCTGCACGTTCACCACAGTTACAAAAAATGAAGATGGTACAGAAAATTCCATCACAACCACCACGGTAACGTCAGATGACATCAAGAAGATCATTGATGTTGCTGACCAGGCTAAGAAGCAAGCTGTTGAGAGGAGCAAAAACTTCCTTGATAGTGCTGTGAAGGTAACAGGAGCAGAAATGATAGAGTTCCTGGGCAAGAAAGCCTACAAGGTCAAGGGTAGTCTTAGAACATATGCGATAGTTGTTGAGAACGCAAAGGTATACGACTTTGAATCAAAGCAATATCGCTGTATTGTTAACGATAATCACTTCCGTGGTGCTGGCTATGATGATATCGCAGCCAGGCTATATGTGTTGAAAAATGACTCTGTTATGCAGGGCAAAATAGGCACACTAAAGGGAGAAGCTCAGCCGCAGTATGAGAATACCCATAATGACTATCAGCCTGATCGCGATGATGTGGCGGATATAATTGACCAGTTAGACCTCACTGCCTAATAAACTATTAAATATATAAACCTATGCAAAGCACCCCAAAAAATAAAAAAACAGTGCAGTTAGAGTTTAAGTTTAATCATAGGCAGAAGGTAACAGGACTTGGCAAATCTTCTGTTAAAACAGATAAGGGATACATAAGAATATTAAATATATTCCACAGACTAACAGAAGGCAGATCAGACGCAGTAAGAGTAAAAACCAATATGGCTAATAATGATTACTACGGAGGATACTCTGAGTAATAATCAAGATGGTGGGTAGGGCAAATCCTTACCCACCAAGCCATAGCAACAAATTAAATTATGAACACATACATTATAGATATAGAAACGGCTCCTCTTTCCAAAGAGGAGATAGCACCATTCATACCAGAGTTCAAGGCTGATAGCAGGCTAAAAGACCCTGTTAAGGTAGCAGAAGACTTGAGGAGTAAAGAAGCTAGCTTCTACGATAAGTGCACACTATCTGCATTAACTTCTAAGGTCTGTGCTATTGGTATTTGGGAGATAGGCAAAGAAGAACCTGAGTTATACTGTGGTATGAGTGAGGAAAAACTCATAAATATCTTCAGTGACCTATTGGTCTACTTTGACGGAGCTGACGGCATGCCTGGAGGTAGGGCGTATAACATTATTACTTTTAACGGTAATAACTTTGATATTCCATTCCTTTGCCGCAGGGGATTGAAGTATGGTAAAAACCTATTTACTAAGTTCTTCCGTACAGATGGCGGTTTTGCATATGACGCTGGATCTATTGATCTTGCTGCTATGTGGGATTGCCGTAGAAAGGACTACACCAGCCTCAAGGAGCTAGCATTGCACCTTGGAGTAGGTGACAAGGATAAGTCTGAAGAGTTATTCTATCAGACCTACGAGCGGGATCCTGAGGCAGCCAAAGCCTATCTCAGGAACGACCTATTACTAACAAAGAAGATCGCCGAGAAATGGCAATTAATCCCATGCGCGTAATAAAAGAAATAAATACACGTATCTCCAGAGTTATCACCGGTGCCGCTATAGAGTGTCGCCGGGATAACGAGGAGGAGGGTGGTATCATATTAACCAGAGACAACAAGGACTTTATCTTCGTAAAAGTTAAAAACGTTCATGAGGGAGAGCCTGTTGCTTACGGTTTATATGAAACAGACCATAAAGAGTTCGGGGAAAAGATTATCCCTATGATGAATAAAGGCTGGAACATGTATGGTAGTTTTCATACTCACCCACAGTTCTCTCCTATGCCAAGCCAATTGGATTACGACAAGTTATTCCAGGGGTTCAAATATAACTATATATATTCAAACAAGCACAGAGAATTCTCATGCTCTGAATGGTCAGCGCAGAAAGATCTGCACACATTCACAATGGGACTAGAAACACTGCAATATCTAACTAACTATAATGACTAAACTAAAAAAAATTGGTATAGCTGGTGCCGGAGGCATTGGTTCAAACTTATTGGGTATCCTATTTGACTACGGCTTTAACCGTAAGCAGTTTGATTACTCTAGTGTGGATGTTGATATCTATGATAATGACATCATTGATACCTCTAACCTACTACATCAAAACTATAAGATTGATGATGTGGGCAAGCCAAAGGTAAAAGTGCTAGAAGAGCGTTATGTGGTGAACGGAATTAATAAGTTCATGGAGGAGAAGGACTTCAAGAAATATGATGTTATCTTCAGCTGCGTGGACAGTATGGAATTCCGTCGTACCCTATATAACTGGAGCTTTCAGAACAAAGACAAGAACTTCTGGATTGATGGTCGTTGCACCAGTCGCCAGGGTGCCTTGTTTAATTCAAAGCTACCAGAAGAAGAGCTCAAAAAATATATCACCAACGATGACATTCGTGGTGGTTGCTTGTTGAAGCATGAGAAAGAATCAAACATCAGTCACACTCTGCCCACGGTGGTTGCAGGTATGATGGTTCAGGTTTTCCTGAATTTTATTCGCGGAGAGCGAACTGATAAGAAGTTGTTCATGATCTGATAGTTCTATGGATTATCAGGAGACGAATAAGCGGATTATAGAAAGTAAATTGCGTGAGTGCCTTGACAAGGTTTGCAAGGCCTGCAATATTCAGTTTGATGAATGGAACGTTGATCACCAGCTCGCAGGAGCCATTATTAGAGAGTGGAACAAAATACCACTTGAATATTCTGGTTACCTGCGATATTGGTTTCGACAGTACAACAACATCTATGAAGTTGCGAAAGCAATGAGTACAGAACTTGGAAATGAGTATTTCCTTTTCACAAACCTAGAAGAAGAACAACATACAACACAAAATAACAACTAAATATGGCATTTATTAAACCTAGCTTAAAATTCGACGGAGCCGAAACAGGACAAGTCCAAAACAGCACACCCTATATTCGTGAAAACGTGAGGAAAGTACTCTTCAACAAGAATACTAATCAAAACGGTGTTTATCTGTACTTCATGCCAGGCTACAAGGCAGATGCATTCGGTAATGGTGTCTGGTACAAGGCGTTTGAAATCCGCGATAATTTTGGTGATAAGTACAAAGAGAAATACTATGTTCCTAATCGCAATAATGATCCTGCGGAATATTTCGCCAACAACTACAAGAACCTAGGCTATACCCAGGATGAGGCAGGAGCTACCGTTAACGTGAATGGCAAGACCTTCAAGAAGTATCCAAACTTCGGCAGGGTCACCAAGCGCCAGATCTTCAATGTTGTTTATGCAAGCAATATTGCGGCTGGTGTACACGTTCTTGATATTCCTAGCTATAACGGCGCTAGTCAAATCCATGATTGGTTGAGTAAGACAGACATCGCTGGAAATCCACGCCCCTTGATCAACGATCCAGAGCGAGCCCTTCCTGTGTTTGTTCAGCTCAAGGACAACAGTTCTAACCCATGGTACTTGAATGTAGAGGCATCACAGCCAGCAGTTCTACCTCTTGAACTGGCGGACAACATGTATAATCTAGACGAAGCTCTTGTAATCAAGAGTAACGATGAGATTATTTCAAAGCTCAGGGATATGTATTCAGGCGATGTATTTGATCATTGCATGGATGGATTCCCAGGTCTTCGTGCAGCTGCCAGGGCTCCTGGTATAGAGCGTGTTTCAAGTGGATTCGTTCCACCTGTTCAGCAGCAGGTTCCTGTTGCTATACCTGTTAGTCAGCCTGTAGCACCGGCAGGTGTTCCTATCAACACTGCAATTCCTGCGGCTCGTCCAGCGCAGCAAGAACCTGCATTTGTTGACCCGGGTGACATCGACCCAAGTAAGCTTCCACCAAATCCAATGATGAAGTTTAGCACGAAGGAAGCCGCAGCTAGCTTCTTATCAAGTAATTAAATAAAATATGGATATCGACAAGCTCCTGAATGGCGTTAAAAAAGACTTCAAAAAAGTGTTCAAAGATGAAGCTGATAATCTAGAGTTAAACACTGTAGATAAAGAACTTCCGCCCACAGGAATTGTCCTCGATAATCCTTTGATGGAATATGTATTCGATCGTAGGTTTGTAGCCTACGGTCGATGCTATCTAGTATACGGAAAGAAAGGTTGCGCAAAAACTTCCTTTCTTTTCGAACTAGCCAAAACATTCATCAGGGCAGGAGGACATTTCATATGGGTAGAAACTGAGAATGCTCCTGACTTCAGGTTTATGGAGCTGCAAGGTTGCGACCCTAAGAAAGTTATATATCACAATCCTAAGTCCCTTGAAGAGGCATTGACTCTCATCAAGGTTATTATTGAGAATATACCAAAGGCAGATCCTGATCAAATAACACCTATTATGATTGCGTTAGACTCTGTTGCAGGTGCTGCTTCAGAGTATGAGCGTGACCAAGATGTGATTGGTCAAACCAAGGTAGGTGAGCATGCAAAGCTCATGGCAGGGTTCTACCGCAATATTGTTCCACTCCTAGAGAGCGAAAAGGCTGTGCTAGTGGTGACCAATCAGTTGAGAGAACAAATTGGAGGAATGGTTACATTTGGTGCTGAAAAACCAGAAGCATTGATAGGTGGTGAGGCTCAGCGCTTTAACTCTACCTATCAGCTCAAGGTTGCCAGAACCAAAGACCTACTACTAGAAGATCACATGGGTGTAAAAAGAAAAGCCGGTTCGACTCATAGCTTAACAGTTAAGCGTAACAAGCTTGGCCGTGAGGGTAATAGTCAGAAGGTTGAATTTGACCTATATATCAATGGTGGTATTGATTGGTATAGTCCATTGGTAAGGCTACTAGGCGAAACATATCCTGAGTTAGTAAATAAATCAGGAGGATGGTATAGCTGGAAAGTGCCTAACGTGGAATATACCGACAGCTCATCAGGAGAACCCATAACAGCAATCATAGACACAGATAAAAAATATCGTGAAATGGAGCTAGGTATGGTTCTCATGAACAGCCCTCAAGCTAAAGAACTAATACGTCAAGCCTTTGGTATTCCTGATATGCCGGCACCTGAAGTTGCATCGGTGATAGAAGAGAAGAACAAGGCCCGCCGTAAAAAGAAGTCGCAGCTAGAAATGGACACTGAAAGTTAAAATGACTGAATATTTGGATAAACTGACCAAGATAGCGGCGCTCATTAAAAAAATGAATTTGCCTGATTATCGAAAGTCAGTTAAACATAATGATGATCTCCGCTGGTTAAAGAACAACCTCTACGTAAAAAATGCTAGCCATAAAAACTACGAAGAGGTTATGAAGATAATCAACGAGACCATCTGATACTAAAATGATATACATAGGCATAGACAACGGAACATCTTCTAACGGGGTAGGGGTAATCCTCAGTAATGGGGAAAGCTATCTCTATAAAACTCCCGTTAAGAAAGAATTGAGCTATACCAAAGTAGCCAAGAACATATCTAGAATAGACTATCCAAAACTATTAGAGATCTTCCTGGAAATAAAAGGTAAGGCATCAGGTTTACCTGATGCGGGTATGATTGCCGGATTAGAACGGCCAATGATCAACCCCGGTAGATTCTTTGCATCTATGAGTGCTATGAGGGCTATCGAGGCCACTCTTATCGCCCTAGAAGCAGCCGAAATCCCCTATGTATATCTTGATAGTAAAGAGTGGCAGACAGTTCTTCTTCCTAAAAATTTAAAGAAAGAAGAGCTAAAGAAAGGAAGTTTAGATGTAGGCAAGAGACTATTCCCGAAACTACCATTAAAAGTAGACGCTGACGGAATCCTCATAGCTGAATATCTAAGAATCAAAAACACACGTACGTTATGAGTAAGAAAAACAACACAAAAAAATTCACTGAACAGGAAGTAATTGCAGCCCTTCAGGAACTAGTTAACGAAGGTAAGATCCAGAAGTTAGAAGGCATGCGCCTGGGTATCTCCAGCAGCACGGCAATCTGGTCACTCCGCGGCCGTCTTGCATCAGCAACCAAAAAGTATAATCAGCTCATGGAGAAGTATGATTGCCTCATGAATAAGTTCACCTGCAAAAAAGCAGCAGCAGCCAAGAAGAAGAAAAAGAAGTAAATAAAAATCCCTAAAAGGACTTGAATGGGCCTCTGGTGATTAATTTCATCAGAGGCCTTAACTTTTTAAAAATATGCGTTAATGACACAATTAAACTTTTTAGGTAATTATTTAGAGAATAAAGATAATGC